CGCACTTGAACCAGGGCTCATAGATTAACATCGCACAATTAAGTGATTCTGGGCCTCGGTCAATTAAGTCACCAACAGAAAACATTCTGTCTTTAGTTTTATCAAAATTGACATGATTCATCAAAAGGAATAACTCCTTTAAGCACCCGTGTAGGTCACCGATGATGTAGTCTGTTCCTTTTCGATTGTGATTAAACTTTTTAAGTTTCGGGTTTTTCATTGTAAAATTTTTCTTCTTTTAGTCTCGGTCTGATTCGTTCTTCAACATCATCTGGGAATTTAGGTTCTACAATGTACTCTTCGTCATTTCTATCTGTTACAATAGCGCTACATAGAGCAAAGTAGTTAAATGCATGGTACGCATTTTTTAATCCAATAAAAGGACCTAGGTCTCTTTCCTCTCCAGTCCTTTTGTTCTTACAAGTGATATTATAGACTTGTTTTGAATATGCAACCATATATCATTCAACAACTTGAATTCGAGGAACAGACCAAGTATCGTCCATTGTAGTTCCCATTGGAACGTAAACTCGTTCATCTAAGCGATGATAGTCATCGTTTACATCAGTATCCTCTTCAACAATAATTACATAACATGAATAGGGAATACCAGCTGGATTGATGTCAACAATGCGACCAGCAACATAATGTTCTTGACGACCTTCAATTGGTTCAAAGTCATATGCCTTGATTTTCTGACCGATTTGTAAACCTTCATACTTAAGCATTATATAATACTCCTCAATGTTTAACAACTTGAGTAATTATATAATATTTTCAAGATTAAGTACACGTTTTTATAAATGAATAATTATGAAGGGAATCCATACTCCGTTGTATTGTTCCCACTTCAGAATTTTCCATTTGGCTAAATCGATTGCCTTTTCAAAAGGTCTTCATCTGTCATTTATTTTTTCCCTGTTTTCTGAAACTCCACTTCTTATCGAACCCATGAGATTCGATTTTGATGGAGTCAGACATCTTAGGCATTTCCATTCCACTGTTTGCAATAACACCAGAAACAAACATATCTATTTCTTGATGCGCTGTAAATGGTTCTATTACCTTAAAGAACTGGAATTCCTTTAGACATGGATTAATAGAATAAATTGTTCCTTCAAATGGAGAGTCACTAATATAAACAGATGCAGTAACTATTTTATTCTCAATTAATATGTCATTGAACTCATCTTGATTCTGTTTAAAGAATTCAGGAATGCTCGTATTTAGATAAAAGAATCTTCTTTTTTCTTTTTTCTCAGGATTGTAAGGAACACCGGTTAATTTCTCAACTGTTTCTTTGTAAGATTCATATGAATATACAAAAAGCTTTTCAGGTTTAAGCTGCCCAGGTTGGTAATGTGTATGATACATTCCATTGTATTTCTTACCACATACAAATATTGATATTGGATATAATGTTTCATGATAAATTCTACCACTATTCCTTATAGTAAATGTTTGCGGATGTGGTAAATTAACAATAGGATTAAGAACTTTATAGATATGATTATCTTGATAGCCTGATAATTTAGAGTCAGTTGACTCCGTAGTTCTTATATATTTGACACCACCTTCGTCCCTGAATTTTTGGGCGGTGTCGTAGTAATCCTTAAACTTTGAGATGATAATCATATCTTTTTACCTAAATTAGCAGGGTCTATTCCAGGAGAAATATATTGAATCGCTCCTTTGTTATAAGCTGGTGCTACTCTACTTCCAACATCATGGACTATTTGTTTGTCATCATCTGATAGTCTATGATAATCTTTCATGATACCAGATGGACTACAATCCCCAATACCATGAGAGATGGAATTAATCTTTCGATTGCTGCTTCTATGGCTATAGTTAACATTAAGAGACTTATTGCTCTTAGACTTCTTAACGTTTGGGTTAACATCATACTTCTCAAGAATATGACTCCAGTTCGCCGAAAGTTCTCTTTGTTTGGCGTTAGGTTTTCTCTTTTTCCTTTTCGGAATCTTTTCGTGTATTATCACTAAAATATCTCTCGTATATCTCTTTAGAACTATTAATTTGATTGATATCTATTTCATCTCGCCAAACTATATCCACTTTTCCTTCTGGAAATGCTTTAATTGATTCATCCCTAATTTGTTCTAAATCATACTTAATCTCGTTAGATGAATATTCATCAAAATCTATAACATATATTGTAAATTTATGGATAGAGGCTTTCATTTATTTTTCAATTCCATATAATGGAACAGGTAAATGAACTACTCCGTCCTTATCTTTGACTCCACCACCCTCAACAATAGTTCCATCTTTGGAAGGAGCTCCATCGTTGAAGAATACAGTTTCAGCACTCCATAGAACTGTACCTTCTAGTTCAGCCATAAGCTCAGCATCAGTCTTATTCATGCCAGCTTCTGTTCTGAAGAAGTGAACCTTTTTTACGTTCTTGAAAGTAACCAAACTTGGAACTAGCCAAGCGTCAGGTTCTTCTTTCAGTTTGAATACAGGAGTCCATTCTACACCTGGTTCCTCTAGCATCCAATCATGCATGTCGAATTCAAAGTTTCCGTATGGGTCAACATAACCATACGCACCTTCAACTTCTTTATTTGGATTTGGTGCTATTACCTTATCTACACGTTTAGATATTTCTTGAATGTCATCGCTTGGTTCGTATGGGCCAGAGTGTAGTTCTTCATGAAGATACCTGTCCTTCTCATTGACTAATTCAAGAAGGTCTGCTATTAATTGTTTCCATGGATGCATATTATTTCCTTATACAGTAAGCATGTTTGACAGCTTTTGTCCTTGATTTGACAACTTTCGCTGCATGCTCACATTGTGTTTGACTACTGAATTCTTGTGTATGAATTTCGACATCATTTCCACTATTGACATGGGAAGACATTAATATAAACAGAATGTAAATCATTATGCTGCTCCTTTGCCTTGCATATATCCTAATGGATATTCGGTTTGTCGTTTATGTTCTTCAGCACATTCTGCGGCTGCAACAATCGTCTTCTTTGATGTCCTGCCATACCAAGTTCTGATTGCTGGTATGGTATTATACATCAATTTTTGCTCATTGTTATATCCAATTAGACTTTTCTTTTCAAACAACGAAGCAAAAGATTCACATGGTTTGACACCGTTGATTCTATCGACGTAAGCAGCGTGAGAATGGTGTTTAAGTAGAATATAGTCTTCATTTTCCCATAAAATCTTTGGCTTAGCCGGCACCCTACATGAAGTTCCAACAAGCCACCTTCTTAGAATATAATCGGTTCCACTATAATCAGTTTGCATTTTCTGCTTCCTCATATCCATTTTGATAACCATCGTCGTATCCAGTTTCCTTGGCATTAGAAATACATTTTTGACAAGGTTCAACTACAACTTGTGGAACATTTCTATTGCGGCTATTTCTTGTTGTGCTTTGAAGACATAATCCCTCACCACAAGAACAATAAACCTCAAATTCTACTGAAACGGTTGTTGTAACTTCAGCATCGAATTCAGGCATGTTTATTCTCCAAGTTTCAGTCTACCAGTTTCTACACTAAGCTCATGCCAATCTCTGAATTCAATTCCTTTGAAAGCCATTCGTTCTTGCCCATCAAATACACATGTGGATGCTTTGTGGGCAATATAAGCTTGCATAGCTCCAGAAACATAGCAACCATAACCTTCAAGAAAATATAGGTCCGCGTGGTCATCCATGCTAGGATATTCAATATTGTTATAAAGACAATATAGATAAGACATTAATACACAATGAGAGCCACTACCTAAGTTGCATATAAAAGTCTTAGTCTTCTTATCATATAACCAACAATATGTATATTCATCAGCATCAAATCGAGTTTTAACTTCGGATATGTCATGATATTCTGTATATCCACTAGAATATGGGTTCCATCGACTCTTTCGACCATTACGATATTCTTCTTCAACTTCGTCCAGGCGCTTTTTAAGTTTGTCACCTTTTTCAAGACCTATATCTAGATAACCGAGGTCGTGTTCAGTTAAAGGTCTACCGATAACAGATTCGAGTCTTTTATGGAATTCTTCACGGAATATCATTCTTTTGCCTTTGCTTTGAACAATACAATATGAGCATTCATGGCGTTAGTAGATGTTACTCCATCTGGGAGGTTTTCTTTCAGCCATTCATTGATATAATCATAGTGAACTACAGCACTAGTGGCTTCCCAAAATAGGATAACTAATCCACCAATTTTCTTCTTAAAAACAGAAATACAAATTGGATAAGTTTCTCCATCAATGGTTACTTGGTTGATTGTCGCAAGCTTGCCTTCGCCACCTCGTTCCCAATCATACTTCTTACTGTATTCCTGCCAAAGAGCAATAGTTTCATAACTGTTGGCTTCAATTACACCACCAACTTCAGCGAAATATTCTTTCCAAGTATTCATAATAACTCCTCCGGAATTTCTACTACATCACCCAACTTGCTGGCGACATAACAGCGCATGGCGGCGATTAGTTCTGTCTCACCCCATGCCATAGCTTGGCGTTCACAAGTACTATCCCCTTGTGAACGAATTTCTGCTAAAACATACTCTTCACCATTATTCAGGAAGTGAGTGAAGTCAATCTTTCCAAGAGAAACAATCGGCCCACCTTGGGCCCAGTCGGTTGAGGGGCTGTACACTGTTCCGACTATGTCCCTGATATGCAATCCATCAAACGAAATAATCCTTGCCTTAATAATTGTAGCCACAGCCCAATCAAGCGCTGCTTCTGTGAGTTCTGCTGTTTTGATTTTCACTTTGTGTCACCAAACTTCTTTTGTAGACGTTCGTATTCTTTACGTTCGCGTTCTTCCTGTTCCTTCTCGGCCTTCTGGCGTCTAGCTTCTTTTTCTTGGCGTTCTCTTTCAGCCTCTGCGGCATAGAGGTCTTCCATTGCTTGTTGAAGTTCTTCCTTATCTTTGAAAATGAATTCTTTGGTGAAGGAAATTGTCATTGACTCTCTATCACCTCTCCACCAATAAAGTTCAATGGATAATTGTTTATCATCTCCAATGTAGAAGTTATCCAAATCCCAATTAGTATGATGGATATCATTGTATATCTTGATGATATCGCATGCTCTTTGGAGGAGCATATCATGATAATCAATATATACATCCAACGCTGCTTCGTCAAATTTCATTATATATTCCTTTCACGTAAAAACTCAAGAGCTTCTTCTTTAGACATATTGAACAATTCATCAATCTCTTCAACATACAATCTGGCGTTATAGGCATCACCATAGCATACTACAAAACCGTCACCATATTGCCAAACAACATGAGCTTGCTCGTCCTCTAGTACCTCAGAAATTTTATCACTTAGAGGCTGAATAGTAGATTCGATTTCGTTGAAAAGCTTGGCGGCTTTGTTGAGTAGTCTTGAATATTTGCTCATAATATAATGTTCCTCAGTTGTTATTCAATATCAGGTTTTACAAAATCTGGAAATGATTCAATAAATTTAGCAGCTAATTCTTTAGCTTCGCTTAGAGTTGTTGCTCTTTTCTTGAGAAGCTTCCATTCAAACGCAGCCTCTTCCGGCTTTCTGTTATGGTTCCATTTTGCAACGTAAACCTTGAGCTCAGAATGTTCTCCAGTTTTTACTTTTGATGGAATATATTTGTCTGAACAGGATATTCTTGCTGCAGGGGAACCATCAGAATATGTAGCATGTGGCCAACCTCTTTCTTGGAAATAGCGATAAGGACCATATGGAGCTGGGTCAACATTCCATTTCAATTTAGGCATAATATAATGTTCCTCAGTTATATCATTTTGCCTGGTATTTCATTTGTAGAAATACCATGTTTTTCCAGCATTTTGGTGACTTCACCAGATGGCGAAGATTTCAAATACCAATGAGTATTTGGGTCATCAGCTTCATACATCAATGACATAGCTATCACATGCCGTTCCTTCAGCATTATTAATGCTTTGGCAAGCTCAGCCTTTACTTCTTCAATTGTTTCCATATATAATCTTTCTCAAATTTAACAACTTGAGTAATTATATAATAATTAACTGAAAAAGTAAATGATTTTATTCAACTTTGTAGCCATACATGGCTACATTAGTATGAGTCAATTTTGGGAAAACTGATTTTAGATTCTGCTGACGAATAGCAATAAGGATATCAGCATCCTCTTTTGCCATACCCTCAATCATTTGGAGAAATATTTCTTCTTTACGTTTTTGAGTGATATTCGTTTTTGCAGATGTTAGGACATACAGACGTCTAAGTTCAGCCATTAGAGAGATTGGTGCAATACCAATAACTGACTTTTCCTGTCTGTAAGGTGGGATTTTCTTAGGAAGGTCAAACTTAAGGTCAGGGTCAAACGCATATCCAAATATCATCTTAATTGATGTTGTATTTTTGTATGTTGAATTCAATAAATCCAAGTCATCGTTGATTTCTTGAAGCATTTCATGAATATATTTCATTTGAACCTTAACCTTAATTGTTGTATGTACTATTTATTCAAGATAGCTGATTGGTTTATTAGTATAGATTGCATATTCAATCTCAGATTGGGTTGAGGAACCAATATACCCATCCTTGTTAATCACATAGACTTCATCAGCTAAATCGATTTTCCTCTTATGTAGGTTATCCAATGCTTCCTTCTCAGATAAAGTAATAGTATCATTATCTGTATGCATGAAGAAACCAACTGACAAAACAATATATCCTTTAAGAGTGAATTCTTTATTAGCCTTATAGAATTCATCCTTGAATTTTGTTGAACCACATAAACAAACAACTTTTACATCTTTTAGTCTCTTAGCTGTATCATGAACAGCTTTAAGAGAACCATCAAACTTATGTAGAAGCTGAGGAAAATCATCATCAACTATAGCTGTCTGTCTTACGTTTAAACCGTCTTCAATTGCATTTATAAATTTCTTCATTAAAAATCCTCTACACTTGCTATTAGATTATTACAACGCTTACCAGCAAGATAAGTCCAAAGCTTCATTCTATCAAACTTAGTCTCTCTTGGCTTAGCATACTCCGTTAAGATTAGTTCCTCAATATCAGCAGGTATATAGTCAAAATTCATCAATGTTTGGTTTCTTGTGTAGTTCCTTCTTTCTTCATCATTTACACAAGCCTCAATTCCCTTCTCGAGAAACTCATCCAATCTGTTTTGATAGATTGCTTTTGCTCTGCCGTTAGGCTTAGTAAACCAATCATCAGCCATATAGATTGATGGAATACCATCCTTCTTCTGACCTTTCACCGTACATTCATTGAGATATTCTTTTACCTCTTTAATAGACTTCTTAATCATCTTCTTTGTACTAGGACTATATTGCTCAACCTTATCATACTTCTGAAGTTGAGACATGTCGTTATCTGAAGAGATAATCATAACCGGTTCTGTAGTACCAAATACACCAATACGAGCTTTCTTTGTAAGAATAGCAATGATGTCATCAGCCTCACAACCTTCCAGTTGTATAACCTTATATGGGGTAAATTTGATTAACTCTTGTCTGATGATATCCATACATTGGAATATCATGTCCCAATCTAGGTCTGATTCTGCTCTACCAGCTCCTCTACTCCATTTATAGTATGGAAAATATTTCTTTCTCCAATAGTTTCTACCATCACAAGCAATTACAACTTCACCGAACTTCGCTGAGTGTTTCTTCTTATGTGACAATATACTACTTAATACAATATGTCTTACAAGACCAATAGCATCATCAATCTTCTTGCCTTTGATTTCCTTTTGGAGAACAAAGACACCAGCGATGACGATGCCACTGTAGTCAATAATTATCATTTAAACACTTTCAATATAATACAATTTGAGTTAATTCTACCTGTTGGGATATATGTTGTGCCTTTGATATCACGTAATCCCATTTCCATTTTCTTTCGAGTCAGAGTTGCAAATTCCTTTAACATTTCTGGCTTACGAATAGTCTTCATTGAAGATTTCTCTGGTTCGAAGTTTACTAAAGTAGTTCCCTTGACAGATATGTTTTCACCAACATATCTCGCCAGTTTCCTATACTTGATATCAAATACCCATACTTCATTTGAACCAATGATATCTGCTGGATTTTCAGACTTTATTCCAAGCTCAGAATCTTCCATCTTATATTTTAGATTCTTGACCAATACACCGGCAGGTTTTACCTTTTTAGTCCTTGGTTTACGAACCTTTGTTGATATACCATAAATCTTTACTGCTTCTCCAATAGACTCATACCAAGCCAGCAACTTCTTAATCTTAGACTTAGATACATGACTCCAAGCCTCGTTAAGTTGTTCATCCTTACCTTCCAATAAGGTCTTCAGTTCAGAAATAATATGAGTGTAGAATTTAGGAATATGATTTGCAACTGGTCGACTTACGTTATTCGACTTTAGAATTCCGTCAACAGGAGGAAGTGGAATGTCTTTTGTGATAAACTCATCTACTGCATAGTCAAATTCACTTGAGAATTCATGAGCTTTTTCAAGGATTTTTTCTTGAATGTTTACAACGTTCTTGCTTGGCTCTTTTTCTTCTTCTACTTCTTTGATTGAATTCTTGTATGCGATTTGCATCTTAACTAGATGTTCGATTTTTGTATCAACCCAATTTAGGTCTTTCTTTGCCAAATCGATACCACGAGTCTTCATTCTGATTATAGCACCCAAAGTATGGAAGTGATAATCTGGCAGTTCTGATATTTCGTCAAGCTTGGTGGGATGATTCTTCTTAACGTAATCTAGAACCCACTTCTTCTTAACTTTATTATCTACCATCACATTGTAGTAATTGAGAGCATACATCAATTCAAGACGATAATTCTCTTTCTTGATTGTTGTTGGTTCAATAGAGCCTGAAACTTCTCTCTCGAACTTCTCTATAATTCTACGATTTTTTGCACTGGAAGAAGCCATGTAATTCCCCTAATTTAATAAGTAAGATAATTATATATCATTTTTTGACTAAAGTAAAATTTTAAATTTCAATAATATTTAAATTATCAATATTTATCATTTACTTATAGTCAAAAAACGTTAAATTATGGAAGTTGGTCACCAATTTCTGGGTCGAATGGTAGGTCACAGCTTCTGAACTTTCCAGTTGAGTATAAGCTGGCAGGACCTGGAAAATCTTCCCAATAGATTGAGATGAAATTACTATCACCAATCCAACATCCTTTACCTGTTGTTCCGTCAGGTGCAGTCCAGTCGGCTCTATAGAAAGAACCATGAGTGGTTACAGGACACGCGAGCAAAGTAATCTTTACTTCACTTCCATCTGAGAATTTACGGCACATTTCCTTGTCATGACCAGGCACAACAGCTGCGTTAGCAAAAGTAGTGCTTAATAATAATCCAATTGCTACAATATAAGTAATAAGTTTCTTCATTAATTTTCCTAATAACCCCATTCGTCTCTCCAAGAATCACCTGAATCTCTGTACGCATAATCAACAAAGGTATAATAGTCTCTTAAGCAATCAGTCTCATCATATAACTCACTTGATAAGATTAATAAAACACAGTCTGATGATATCTCAGATATTTCAATCCAATATAGTTTATCAATATCTAAACCAATATTGGGTTCGTTTAAGTAGAAAGATTCAACCTTTGTTCCAGAATCAGTGTAAATCTTACATGAACCTGAAACAGCAATAAAAACCTGTCTACATTTCTTATGAGCCACAAACCCATGAGATTTTACTCCTCTTAGGTATTGAACTCTTTTTATATCAAATGGAAAGCTGATGTTAGGTTCCAACATTGTGAAGGAACCTAACTCATCAACAAACTCATCTAATTTTAAAATATTCACACTCATTTAGAATTGTCTTGTTGATAGCTTCTTTTGGCTTGATACGTAATAATCTTCAATGAATTTGAAGTGTCTTTCATAGACATGAAGAGACGAAGCTGACCAAATGATATCACCAACATCAACAAACAAATCTGCTGCTAACATCTTTAAAACATAACTTTGCCAAGCTCTGTCGTTCTTATATCCAAATACTGCGTCGTTACTTCTCATCTTTACGTGGGCGTGAATCTTACCACCACGAATCAAATATGTTACAGAATCAGTGCAGATAAAGTCAGACATTCCGTCTTTATTATAATCTTTATGCATACTTGGACGAGTGTAAATCATATTTGCTCTACGAGAATATGGATTCTTCTTGAGTTCAGCCAAAACATTTTCGTATTGGTTTCCATTTTCTTCTGAGTAAATACACCAACCATAGTTAGAGTTAATCATCCCTGCTGAGCTTGCTACAGCCTTCCAGATTTCTGGAGCACCACCTGGGATATCAGCAACAAATCTTGATTTAGACTTATACCATTGAACTTCACGTTCAACATAGTCCCAATTAACTTCACCAAAAATGGATTCTTCAGAAGCTAAGAAAGTACAACCAACTAACTCAACCATCTTAACGCCGGATTTATCAATTACAAAATTACCAGCTCTATATCTTTTAGCTAAGGACTCCCTAATATATTCAATATTATGGTATTCTTTAATAGTACCAAATTCATGATTATTTGCATTAATCATAATTACTCCTCAACATTCTTCTTTACTTGAACAGGTTTATTCAACCAATCTCTATCTGGTGTCTGACCGTCTACTTTTCCACGGCAATAAGCAACACCAAAACTACAATAGTTAATCAAATCAATCAAAGAATCTTCAATTGATTCAAAGTTTGGATTATATTCAGGGTCCATCTCCATAGCTTCCATGACTGACATAACACGAAGAAGTTTGCCATGAATTGAATCAACAATTGTTGCTAGGCCACGTGGATAGTAATCAGCCTGTTTGATTCTTGATTTTGGGTTTTGATAGTCATTTGACTTTTTAAGTTGAAGCTCAGCAGCTTCTTGTAATACCTTAATAGATTCTTTATTTTCTTTAGCCATGTTATTCCTCGTAAAGTTTAGATAGAAGACCTACATTATCTGCGTGAGTTGGAGCTGTCCAACCGGTCGGTTTAATTAGGTCAGGAAGACCAAGTGGATTTGGTCGATTTGGATTAACGCCTGGGTTCTTAGCCATATTTGCAAAATGAACCCTATCCCAAGCCTCTTGAGCATCAACATCAAAAGCATTTAGGGTACCAATAGCGACAACACACAGGTCAATAAGAGCATCTACAACATCATCCGCATTTTTAGCGGTATTCATTTCATCAAGTTCTTCTTGAAGAAACTTGATTCTGAATTCAAGAAACTGTTTGAGCTTTTCTGGTGGAAGGTTTCTGATAACTTCGTTAACACCAAATTTTGTATGCATTGCAGCGATATCTGCAATCCAGTCATTTTGAATAGCAATTCCGTACATATAATCTCTTTTAATTTAAGAAGATTAATTGTAGTATTTTTGGCTATTTAAAGTAAAATTTTGTTTTTAACGTGTTTCTTATGGATTTTGCAGGATACCCATGAATTGTAATATGAATCATCAAGTAAGACGTGACGATTGAATATTTCCCAGGTTTCTAGGTATGAGCACTCTGATTTTGATTTACAGAGGTGTAGAATTTCTCTGGAGAAGTTGTCTTCTCCGATAGTTTTAACTTCTTCTTTTAGTTCTTCACTTGAGCCGTAGTATTCTTGCCAGTCTGATTCTTTTACAACTTTCTTTTTTCTGGTAGAACCCTTCACGGCTTTTCGTGAAGTAAAATTAAAAAGCTTTTTACCGACGTACTTTCTTCCGTCTTTTAAGTTGGTGATAAGATAGACAAAGCCAATGTAACCTTCTGGAATTTCTGTCAGTTCTTTCCCACTATATATCCAGTTCAATTAATCTTCGTCTTCTGTTATTTCTTCTTCTTCACTTGAAATATCTGCTCCACAAAATGGGCAATATACAAGGTCTGTTAATCCGGCGTACTCCGACTCTTTGATTGTGATTTTGCAGTTATTTCCACATGTCTCACAAGAAACGTTTTTTGATGCCATTATTCCCTCTTAGAATAGTTTTGGTCTATTAGCTAGTCTTATAAGTATCTCACCATGGCATCTATTTGGATAACAGTGGCAACCTAAAACTTTACCTCTGAGCTCTTCTATATCAGCCATTAATTCCGGATTATTTCTAATCCATACAGAATATTTATATATTACTTCAGCTCTAGTTCCATCTTCTCCTATTTTAAATGGGTTTCCCCACTTAGAAGGTCTTCCTATATAGACATCATACTTGTCCTTCTTACAATGGACTAGCAGTTGTTTCTCCATTTTTCTCTTTCCAAAATGGCTTCAATTCATCTCTTACTTCAGTCATGATTTGACCTAATAGATTCAAACCTTTCCATTTTGTTGGGTCACCTACATCTGGATGGTCTTCACCCATTCCAATTCCCCAGATTCTATCAAACGGAGAAGCCTCAGCTAATCGAGTATCCATACTAATAAGAATGAGATAGTTTAGAAGGTTCTCATTCTGTTTAAATCTTTCAAGAGTAATTCTTTTTACAATTGGATATCTATAGTCTTTCCACTTATCTTCATCGAAGTTTCTAACTTCTCTACCCAAGTCCTTGTGTAGACTTGGGTTTGATGTTGACATTATCTTTGCGGCAGTTTCAAGGTCACCCATGAGCATTGCTTTATAATACATCATAGCTTGCTCACCACAACAAAACTTTACTCCGTCAATAATAAAGTCATTCATGTGCCAATTAGATATCTTTTCCTTCCAGAAGAAGGTGTAACCATTAATTCTTTTCATTGACATGCCTCACATTCCTTGCTAGCTTGAACCCCAGCTTGTGTATAGATATAATAAAGGGCTAGAATATTCTCGTCCAAGAAAGCCTCTTTGTGAACTTCACTAATCCATTCTTCATCTTCTTCAGCAGCAAAGAATAGGTTCAGTGATTGCCATTGGTCGATAAATTTTGCTCTTCCAGCAGCCAATCTAATTACTACCTTTTGGTTGATTTCAAACGCGGTTTTGAATACTGCTTTTTCTTCTGGTGTCAACCATTCAACATGTTGGACCGAACCCATTTTATCCTTAATGTCTTTAACATTTCTTCTGTTATAGACACCCTTCTTTTTCATTATTTCAAGAAGTTTAGGGTTGATACGGTCTACTTCACCACCTGCAGTTGTTTGAGTGTACGACATAGCTGGGTCAAGATTGATACCTTCAGAAACTCCACCCATTAGAAGAGCAGTTGATTTTGTCGGAGCAATAGCGATTCTATGTGTATTTCTTAATCCAAGACCCTTACACCATTCAGGTTCACCTAATTCACTAGCCATCCATTGAGATGCCTTAAGAGATTCATCCCAAATATGTTTTGCAATTTCTGTGTTCTTCCACATAGCATCAAGAGATTCAAACGGAATCATATTTTCTTGAAGATAGGTATGGAAACCACATTGGCCAAGACCAAGAGCCCTTCCCTTTTGAGTGAATCTAACAGCCTTCTCTAAACCAGGAATATCCTTACCCTTTTGGATGAACTCTTCAGCAACACAATCAAGAAATATAGTTGCCCAAAATACAGCATCCGTATTTTTCCATTCGTCATACTTAGCGACATTCATAGAAGATAGAACACATGTATAAGTATGATCAGTATCAGAATGAAGAGTAATTTCTGAGCAAAGGTTAGAAGCCTTAACTGTTAAGTCATGTTTCTTGTATGATTCTGGTCTTTTACGATTAATTTTATCAACGAATAGGAAATAACCCTTACCATGAACCATCTTTAGTTTCATGGCCTTTTGGTAACGTCGTATATAGTCTTCATTACCTTCGTTCAAACCTTTGGTGAATTCATCAGTGACAATCCAACCAACGTTTGCATCATCTGGTTCTGAATTAACAAAGTCAGCTAATTCATCAAAGTCAGAATGAGTAAGTTCAAGGTAACCAGCCCAAGCTCCTCTTCGAGCAGTTCCTTGAGCAACGTCTCTCATGTCTTGAACAAAACCCTTAAAGACAGGAACTACACCAGAAGACTTTCCACCCTTACTAATCTTTGACCCTCTTGGTCTAACAGCTCCAAGGTAAGCAGAAGTACCAAAACCATGTTTAGTTAGGACTGCAGTTTCTCGTCTAGCTGTATAGAAACCATCAATCGAATCTTCTACATATCCACCTGAGCAAGAAACCGGCATACCTCTATCAGTACCCATGTTTGCAAGAACTGGAGTAGATGGGCTAACCCAACCTTTCCAAAATAATTCAAAGAATTTTTCTCTTGCTAGGTCTTCCAATCCAATACCAGCAAGGTGTTTAGCTGCCGTCGCCGCAAGTCTTTCAAATTGACCCTTTACTGAATCAGTCCCGTATAGATACTTATCTAGAAATAATTGAAGACCTCCAGTTGAGTACCAATCCGGAACCAAACCTTCCACTTGCATTGTTTTTCTTTTTGAAGACAGTTCTTCATATAAATCTACATCTTTTACCATACGAATGATTTTTCATCCCAATCTCTGTTATATTGTGAGCCCATACCACTAAAGAAGTCGTTATATTGGTAACCATTGATACCATCATAAAACCATTCAGCGATAGGATTATAAGTTATTTTGAATAGGTTATTGAATCCCAATTCTTGTAGAACTTGGTTGATTCTTGATTCTACGAAGTGTTTCATTTGAACGGCTGTAATTCCGTCGATTGGACCCTTCTCAAAAATCATCTCAATAATTCTACATTCATGATTATATAGTTCCGTCGCCATATTGAGAATTTCAATACGTAAATCCTCAAGTTCGTCCTCATTAAGTTTGAATTTTGGCAACTTCTTCTTGAATACATATGCACCAGCCATGGAATGAAGGTTTTCATCCCTAACAGAGAAGTTGATGCCTCGTACTACGTTTAGAAGTTTGTTCTTTCCTTTTGATTGGAAATGTTTAAGGAAAGCAAAACTGGAATAGAGAATAACACCTTCAACAAGAGAGAATCCTGCTAGAGACAATAACTCATTCTTTGAGGATACTATGGAATCAATGTATTCCATTCTTGATTTTAGAGTTGGGTCGTTTACATATGAATCATAAAAATCATCGGTGTTAACGTATAACAATTCATTTAAAGTGGCATAGAACGGTTTATGCACAGCCAATTCGAATGCCCCAAATACTGCTGCCATTCTGTGGGCTTCTGCAGACTTATTGGTTCGCATAAACTTACCTAACCAATAATCCGTTCCTGCTTTTAATTCATATAATGTGAATAGTTTTAATGTTGTGATGACACCATGTTTTTCTGCTGGTGTCATATTTACAAGAATGTCTTGAATATCCTTCTCTACTTTAATTTCTGTTGGGGACCAGAAAATCTTCCATTGTTGTTCAGCAAACTCTACTAGCTGCTTATCTACCTCTATCGGTGAATACATACTACTCCATTACTTAACTGCGTCTATTAATCTATCGTGCCTGGTAGCACATTCCGTGTATTGCTTCATTAACTCTATATCGTGTTTGTATAGGTCACCCAACGTATTACCTTCTAATCCTTCAATCTCTGGGCATTTTACAAGTAAATTACTTGGGATTGGAGCCTTAGGTGGAGTAGTTTCTAATTTAGGTTTATTACTTGCGCAACCTACTAATAATACCACTAAAAGAATTGATATGATTTTTTTCATTATTTTCTCGTGTCATTTAGTGTTTTAGCGGCATCATTGAGAGTTTTTACACCAGATTCTGGTACAAGGCATTGATTATAAACAGGTTTTTCAACCTCTTTAATAACCGTATTCTCAATGATTTTCTCTCTAGTCTTAAGGTTCTTAAGATTTTCTTCAAATTTATCAGAAGCACTAGCATATTTATCTAATGTCTCCTTTAGATTCTTAGCGTTCTCATCCTTAAGTTTGATTATTTCTTGTTGGTGTGTTATTACTTCTTTCTGTAGTTTGACTTCACCTTCATTCAAGCCAGAAGTTCTACCAGCAAAAAATACAGAAGCAACAATAGCTAAAGTTACAAGAACTATTGCTATGTGTTTACCATATTTAATTAGAAATAAAGGCATTATCTCTTTTCCTTTAATTGTGATTCAACATCAACTCTATGTTGCTTCCAACCACGGAAGTTCTTGATGAACTTATTTGGTTTTACAGCCTTAGCAGGATGTTCAGTTGGAGAAGCGTGAATAGGAACCGAACCAACCAATCTGTTATACAACTCAATATCTTTATCAATTGAAGGAGTCTTACCATCATGAGTTAGATAAGAAACTCTAGCACAACGAGCTGTTGATAACATCATACATTTAGCCATCGGAAGAGTATTTCTTTCTTCTTTACTTACATATGGAAGATGGTAGTGAGATACCACTGGATTTGATGCATCTATTGCTTTCTTCATTTCAATAGCAAGTTCTCTGATTTCAGGTTGGGCATCCTTATGGTCTCGTAGAGAATCCCAATTATCAGTTTCAGTTGCCGTCATAACAACAGAAATATATTGCCAAGGTTCCAATAATCTATTTAGAGTTTGTTTATGTGGTTTAGCAACTACATTAGCTAACCAAACAAAAGAACAAACTGCTTTACCTGTGAAAGACCAAATAAATTTAGTAAATTTAAGCTTAAATCCTGTCAATTCATGAGCTGCCTGCATTCCTGCTTGATTTGCACCCCAATGGATTGGACCTGCTGGGTCGTTCCAAACCTGTTTCAAAAACGTCTTAATAGGAATTGCTCTTGAACTTGAAGCATTACGGGAAAACACTCTGTGAGTCATGAACTCAGCATGAATGCTCCTCCAATACTTAAGTTGATACGTTGTAAGACGAACTCCGTTGTAAGGGTTGATACTGTCTTCAATAATCTTTACTTCACAAGCCATTTATTCTTCTTCCTCTTCTTCTGAAAATTTGTATTCTACTGGTATATTCAGCAACATAGCCATTGTTGATACTACATCCTCAACTGCATTCATACCATCCCAGCCTATGCTATCATGAGTTATAGTAGCAATCTCGACGTCATTAAGAAATATTACCTTTTTCTCTTCATTAACTAAATCTTCTACTATGGTTATTCTATCAGTCATTTATTTTCTCATATTCATTTTTAAAAATTCTAAAAGTTCTTTTGTCTATAATATATTTCTGTTCATGAGCTACATAGACTTTATTATCGTCAAAATACTTAATTACTTGTAACTCTTCTCCTTCCCAAGCAAGTACTCCTGGAGGAGCATAGTCATCACCGTTGTCGTAGATTGTTGTTTTCAGCCTAACTTTATAAAATGGAAGGTTATTACTCACAACAGTCTCCACTAAAGAAATATCTAAATTTAAATTCTCTCCATTCTAGTATCTTTTCGAACATCATGTATTTTTGGTCATCAGAAGTTATTTGGAATGTACAATTTTCATCAGTTTTGAGTAATTGTTCTACATCAACTCCTTCGACCTTACATATATACAATGTATTTGGTTTCAAATTCACTTAATTTTTCTCCATGCTTTATATTTTAATAATGCAGAAAGACCTTGATGGGTGTTTTCGGTAATCATATTTAATACTTCAGTTTGATTGATACCGTTCATAACACACTCATTAATATCCTTAAATCGTATTTTATCAGGCCAAATAAACACCCTATATCCACTATCGATTGTCTTCTGCATAGCGTTCATAATTTCTTTAGACCTTGGTTCATTGTCATAAATGATAATACACTTATTTTTATTCTTCTGAACAAAATCCAAATTCATCGCCGAACCAGCAGCAGCAATACAATTAGGGAGGAATAGAGAATCAATTTGACCTTCTACGATGTAGATGTCCTTCTTACAATCGATTGATTCTAACCCATATATTTTTTCCTTAGTTTCATCAAACTTAATGGTTAAATACTTGGGTTTTTCGTTACCAAAAGCTCTACCAGCTATAGCGAATGGGATATTACTTTCATCAAAGAAAGGAAATATCAATCTTGGATGTTCGTATTTTTCTGAACCTTCTGGATAAGTACCTGGTTTAACTGAATTTATCCATTTAATAAATCTAGCAGAAAAATAAATCCTATCCCATTTATCCTCTGGAATTTTTCTTTTGGTGATATATTTAATGGCAGGATGGTCTTTATTGAACTCCTTGACACATATAATATCATCCAAAATATTATTCGTTTGGATTGGTTTTACTATTTCTCTTTCAAGAGTTTCTTGAACAACGTTGCGAGAGGTAAAGCTTGAGAACTTCTTTTCAAGAATCCATTGACGATAAACCTTCTCATCGATGAACTTTAGAACCATCCCGAAAGAGTATGGTGCGTTACAGTTGTAGCACTTGAATGAGTAAGAGGAATCTCCTTTATAGAACCATCCTCTGGCTATTCTTTGCTTTTTCTTTGAGTCACCACAGATTGGGCAGGAGAAATTGTAATCATCTCCGGCTTTTCTATTAAAGTTTCTTAACTTATGGGATATTAAAGAAATGTACTTTTGGTCAACGTAAATCATAATAAATTATAATCACGTGACGTATTTAAAGTAAAATCTATGTTGTTACAGGTTTCTTAAATCTCTTAAGAACTGTCTTTGGTTTCTTTTTACCAAGAATTTCGGCTGCATCTGCTGAGCCGTTTGTAGCAGCTATGTTTCCACCACCAACGTTATTAGCGGCAACTTCTTCTGCTATTAGAGTTTCTTCAACGTTCACAACATTTTTAAGTCTGTCATGAATTTCGAAAAGTTTGGATTCGGAAATATCGTCGCTGTTTTCGTAATTTTCCTTAACTAGAAAATATGCTGAAACGATATTCTTAAGTTTTGATTCTCCACCTGGAAGCTTATTGATTATTTTCTTAGTATTAAACACATACCTGTGGAGAAGTGTATATGCTTCTTTTTGTTCTGTTGTTGTAAAATTCTTTGTCGGAATTAGGTTATTACCATTCTCATCAATAATTCCAAGCTTATAAGCTGCGGTTTCGGTAAATGGTTTTACCAACATTTCAATAATTCTAAATGTTATTAGGTTATCAACTACTCTTTGCATTATAATTCTCGCAGTCTTTTAACTACAGATTCATCTAGTGTTATGTCAGATGACTGTAAGTTATATTCAAGGATATATTCCGGAAGCCTATTAAGATATACAATAAATGCTAATAAAGATGGCCACTGATGCTTTGGAATTTTATACAAAAGCATATTAGTGGCCATATCACCAAAAACATTGTAAAGGATAATGATATGGTTTAAAATCAACCTATCATTTAAATCCTTATTGATGTAATATCTATTGAAAAGCTTCTTTAGATACTTAAACCTACTGAGGTCATTTTCAAATTCTTCAATTGAAACCACTGACGCTTTATCGTAGTGATTCATTGCATGTAATAGGAAATTTTCCTCAGTAAGTTTTATCATCCAATTATTTATACTTCGGCTGGAGTTACCGTTACTACAGCAACTTCAGAAGCTACTTCTGCAGCAGCTCCGTTTGTAGTTGAGCTTACGACCACTCTGTATTGGCCTGCAACAGTATCATCTTCAGCTGTGATTGTAAGAACGTTTGTGTTAACACCATCATATATTTCACCATCATCAATAGTTTCCCAATTGTCTTCAACTTGGAATTCCCAAATATATGAAATACCAGTATCTGGAGCTACTGTTACTGACAATTCAACCTCTCCGCCTTCTTCAACCTCAACATCTTCTGGTTGAGCGGTGAAGACGATATCAAAGTCATAAATTCCTTCAGCAGAATCATCTGAAGCGTCACCAGCGGAAATAGCAGTAACAGAAGAACTCATTGCTACTAAACATTCAGCTCTCCACTTGTCTCCACTATTTTCAGTATTCCATCCGTCAAAATACCACCAACCAGGTGTGTTAACACCTTGTTTCTTATTTGTTTCTAATTGAGCTTCATCTCTATCAACGAAAACAATTTTTTTATAATCGTATTGAATAGGAGCTAGAACAACCCCAACAGTAAGACCTGTGCCACCAGACATGGATACAGCTGGAAGAGAAACGTCCGCGTCTGTGTAATATCCTGCTCCTGGGTTTACAAGATTGATTGAACGAACGATACCACCTGATACAACAGCAGTAGCTGTTGCTTGAACTCCATCACCATCCGGAGCAGCAATAGTTACTGCAACTGCTGCGCCATTAGTATAACCTGTTCCACCGTTCGTAACGTTAATCTTTTTGATTTGGCCGACATCAAGAAATTTTGGTCTTGCTGCACCAGAATCTGTTTTTCCGAATAAACTCATTTTTAAGTCCTTTACCTAATATATTATTTATAACTTATTTAACTTGAAGTCCGTTAGAACCAGACTTAGAGCCTACTGGTCGACCTCTTCCTCTTTTTGGAGAATCATCAACAACGTCTGCCTTTTCACCACCTGTTGCTGGACCATGATTCTCCACTTTGGTACCATTAGGTGTATAGTGATAAGTCTTTTTCATTCCTTCTTTGTCAACCATAGTAATATGAGATTTAGATGGAGAATGTTTAGCGTCAAGAACATTAAAACCTGCATTTTTATATGTTGACACCTTATCAAGGAAAGATACATACCCCATACTATCTTCTCTCAACAGGTCAATATCGTCTTTATTTAGTTTGTAGCTCATTATATTTCCTTATTTAAATACATGCATTGGGTGTGGTTTATCAACACCAATGTCGTTATCTTTGTGAACAATCTTACCATTTTCCAAATGAATCTTATTACGAATAGTATGGGAACCTAAATCTTTTTGAGTTTGGTCGTGTTTAGCATAAATGATATCACCTACTTTTTCATTTGTATGACCTGAACCGACGAAGTATTTATGTTTCCCTTCTCTATCAGAAACAACATGAACAGTCATCTTATCGTTACCCCACGTATCATGGATATCTTTCAATGAAGACTTGTTTTTGTCATGTAGAATTCTTGAAGCTGGAAGAGTTGACCTATAATGAGCCTTAGCTTCTTCGTTGATGTCAATCGTATAGTCTTCAAATACAATTTCGATATCTTGATTTTCTTCAAGACTATCCCATTCCTTGATGGCATCTGATGCTGACTCAAAATATACTGAAATTACTTCGTCACCAGATTTAAGGCAATATCCAGATTTTGTTTCGATAGTATCTTCAATGATTTCTGATGTCTTTTCATTTAAATATTCTGAGAATTTGAATGATTTCATTTCTTCTACTTTTTCATTTAATCCACCAATTACTGGGATATCATGTCCTAGTTTCTTGATGTGTGATTTGGCCTTACCGATGTTTGAATTGTGAACGACAACCTTACCATTCTTAATATCAGCATTAATGTCATTATTTGCTAGAGATTGAAGGATATGGTCATGTTCCGTATTTTCATCTATAATCATATCATTTTCATAGTCTTCATGTACAATTTTTATTCCCTTTTTCTCATGGTCCGACATATTTCTCCATGTTGTCATAGCTGAATCAGCTGAATCATGTCTTTTAGAAACATATTTTCCATCTTTTTTCAGATAATGACCCTTACCAGAATATGAATGTCCTGCATTTGAAACAAGAGAATTATGAGCTGCATGATTTTCAGATGAAGGTGATTCTTCTAATGTTGTTTCTTCATTCATTCTTCTAATGTGATTAAATGATGAAATGATTCTTCCATTAGATTCAACAGTTTTTATAGTGGAACTACTGCCATCTTTAAAATAGAATTCGTGATGTGTGCCTGTTTTTTGTTTAATCTTTGGTTCAATAGCATCCTTCTTAAGAATACCCAAAACATGGTTATGAGCAGCATATACACTCTTGTGCTTTGTCATATCCCATTTAATGTTTGTTTCCCCTTTACCATCTGAATCATGTAAAATCTTATTTCCGTCAACTTCATTCATTGATTCATTTATAGGTAAAGATTCTTCCTTAAGTTGTTCAATATGCTCAGCGCCATGAACTTTGTAACCATACTTCTTGTAGTGCTTCTTAGCTATTTCAACCGCAGCTTCCTTTGAAGAAGCTTTCACTTTAGCTCTTCTTTCTTTTTGTACTTTTCTTTGTATAACAGAAGGATGGTCCGGTTCAGAAACTGTTACAATAACTCTATGATATTCTTCGTTCATATTTAACTCTATTGACTCGTTTAATTTTCTATCTTTAAACTCTTGAATTTTCTGTTTAATATTTCTTTGACCAGCCCTTGCGTGAATTCCTTTGTGTTTCCATACACCATCTTCTCCCTTATGGAAGTCACCTACCATATGAGTTGTCTTATTACCACCACTTCCAATACCCATATGTCTCCAAGCTAAAACAGCGTGGTTTCCATCAGCAGAAATATGAGAATGTTCAATTCCGCCAATATATCCAAATTTATTAGTCTTACGATAATCTCGATTTATTTCCTTGTGAATCTTTCCATGACTCTCAATATCTGTGTTATACCCATCCTTCTTGGCTTCGTCAAGAGATTCCTTAATAGGTCTATGGGTAAAGATTAATTTCTGATGTTTATCACCATGTTCATGTTCTAGGTGTACAGAAGTACCATCCGGATGGTGCATTGAGTCTGAATGTGTTATCATTGATTCAGAACTATGTCTTATATATAGACTTTTCCTGTCTTGTCCCCAACCACGAGGGTGTTGGAAGCCATGCTTTGCAAGATGGTCATAAATCTTCTGGTGAGAAACATCTTTAGAAACATGGACAACCTTATGATTTGGAATAGCTTGTCCAGTCAAACGATTTATGTATGGGTGAGCATCTGTACCCTTCAAATTCTTTTGAGTGTTTTTGATATGCTTATCCATACCAGATAAGGATTTACCTTCATCAAGCTCAGTTGACTCGCCATAGATACGTTTCTCTCTTTGCTTAGCAAGTTCTGCTGCTAAATTTTGTGTATCTTTTGATGCCTTAACAGAATGCTTATAGTGATTTTCTAAGTAATCATCCAACCATTTCTTGCGTTCAGCTGGAGACAAATGACTTGGTGCTTCAGGAACAACACCTTCATGAAGTTCAGGTTTATATTCCCTTTTGAACTTAGAAAAATCTTTGGCAATGTATTCATGGTCATCTTCTCTACCTTTAAGATGCTTTCCACGATTAGAATCCAAATAATGTTTAATTGTTACATTAGGATTCTTTACGTCTTTAAGATGTCCTGCCTCACCAACTACTTTCTTTACTTTAGCATGAGTTTTGGAATAGTTTTCATCAGCGTTTTCTGAATGAGTCCCATGGTAACCATATCCTTCATTACCAGTTTTAACAGCTTCATCCAACAATTCTTCATTTAGTTTTTTCCAACCTGGCATATATTCTGCGGATTTATTATGTCTTTTAATTATAGCTTTATGTAAATCAGATATATTCTCAGATGACTTAACCTTACTCCATTTCACTGGAAGATGTATTCTTTGTTGATATCCTTGTCGAAGAGTATGCACACCATCCTCATGTGTTATTCTATATGGACGGTCTTTACCGCTTTTATGGTGAATAACCGTATCTCCTCTATCTTTATAGATATTGTATTCTTTTTTTAGTTCATCCTCATGATTTACTTCTTCTATCAATGATTCTTCTTTTAATTTAGGAAGCTCGTCATGATAAATATAACCTTCACCTGCATTTTTATTCCAAGTTCCTATGGTTCCCTTTTTAGTATGGGTTGCATTATTACCAGAAACGTATCCACCAAGAGATTCTGCCTTTTTCTTCCACTCAGATTTGTCTTGGAACAATTCTTTATATTTTGAACCCTCTTTAATAGGAATTTCATCCTTACGCTTTTGTTCTTCATGGTCATTTTCACCATTATGAACAACTATACCAGATTCTCTATTAGCACCAACCTTAATCTCACCAGAAGCAATCTTCTTTTTAGTTTCTATCTGCTTTAGTTTAGTTGCCAGAATCTTATGACCGCGGGATTCTAGAATGTCAGTTAATTTCTTTGCCATATTATTGCTCTTTCGTAAATGACTTATGATTCAGTCTGTCTTTTTCTAATTGTTTTACTCTTGGAATAAGCTTAACTGATAGTCTATTAAGGATAGCCTTAGACTTAGATAGTCTTTGTTCCAAACGCTCTTTTTCCGCTACCGACAGTTTATCCAAAGGCTTCTTAGCCAATCTTCTCTTAAGAGCCTTAACAGCAAGTCTTCTAGCTCTCTTGTTGATTGTCTTATTGTCACCCTTACGCTTAAGAGCAAGCTCAAGTCTTCTTTCTCTCTTCGCTTTAGTTCTTGCGAATCTAATCTTTGCTCTAATTCTTTCTGGTCTTGTCAGAACTTCATTTAATTTCTGAACGGCTTCTTCACTAAGTTCTTCATCTTCTTGGCTGCAACAAGCAACTTCTTCACCAGTATCAGCATCAATAATTGACAATTCTTCATCGTCATAAGCGTCAAGATAATCTTCTTCAAAGTCTAAGTGAGTATTAATAATGCTTTCTAAATCTTCATCAGAAAGAGTATCTTCCAGAGATTGTTCACCATCATCTATAGTGAAGTCATTTAGGCTGTCAGCTTCCTTAATGTAAACATGCTTTGTTGGCTTATCCTTTTTAGTAAGGTCAACAATTTGAACATGCTTACCTACCTTAACGTCATCCTTAGCTTCCCAATGACCATCATTAATTTTCTTCATAACATGTTCATGGCTATGTTCTTCAGCTTCATTAATTTTCTTATGATTTTTTAATTCACTGACATGTTTATCCGCATCTTCTTTTGCAGTTTCACCTTTGAAAGTCTTAACAGTCTTACCGTTAGACATTACTCTATATTCATTATGCCCGATATGTTGTGACCAATGTTCTTCAGATTCTTCCTCAACCAAGGATTGGTCATAATTAATACCAGCATCCTTAGCAATCTTCAACATATTGTGGAAAGCCTTCCTTGATTTGGAAGTAAGCTTGATTGTTTTTGCTCTCGTTAAAGCATCATTTACTAACTCTTCTGGGCTCATGCCTCTAACGGCTTCCCCAAAGGTGTTAGCGATAATTACTGCTATCTTTTGTTTGTCAGAAGAATTAGCGCTCATTTCTATTAGTTCCTTAATGTAGGAGTGATTCTCTATTTGGTTTATATTTTCCAATAAAGAATACGCCTTCTCAACACATTCTTTATTAAATGTTACGAAATACTTATTTATATTTATAAAAGATGAAACAAGGGCCAGTTTATCCTTGAATTCCCCATTGATGTATGATTCATTGGTCTTTCTGAAAGATTCTTGAACCTCAACTGGCAAAGATTCAATATTGAAATATTTAGGATGATATTCTGATTTGGAAATTTTAACCTTATCCGGCCATTTCTTACTAATGACTCCGTCTTCAGTAATTACAGTCAGATAATTTGAACCAATATCTAGGACTTCATATATACCTTTATCATCCTCTACGATATCATCAACCTTGTAAAGTTTTCCTTGATAGAAAGCTTCTCTTTCTGGTGCTATTTCAAGTTTAATTTGTTCTTGTATTGATGTTATCCCAAGACCGTTCTGGACGTCACTGAAATATCTCTTAGCATCGAATAATGAAAGACTTTTTGGGATGCATTTTTTAAATGATTCGAAGTCTGATTTCCTGGCAAACTCCCTCATCTTTGTTCCGGAAATACCAGAAATTGATTCAGAATCTGGGTCTCTGTCTCCAACAGAAACTACCTTTATTGAATCATATTGGTATGATTTACCATTATATTTATTCAGTCTATCCTCATATTCAGCTACCCTATCAGAGCCGGCTACCATGATGATATTCTTATATTTTCTATTGAGTCTACCAACGAAATGCATGAACGATGGAAGTTCATCAGTCGCTGGAATGAAATTAGTGCCTTTGGAAATTTTCTTTGCCCAGTAGAGTCTTTTTTCTACTGATAGAGGATTCTTATCTGAATCTTGAGATTTACTAAGAACTATTACATGGTCTGCTTCAAGAGAAGCAGCAATTGATTTGACTTTATTTGTTAATAAGTCATGACCGGAAGTATAAGGATTGAATCTACCGAATGCAAATACTACTGTTGACTTTGGTAGCTTACGCACCAAGGTTTTAAAAGTTTTCATTTATTCCATCTATAAAGGGTGATACTACTGATATATTTATTGAATATCAGTCGTTCTTTTTGAAGTTTTGGTGTGAAAATTCAGTTCTATCAACTAATTTTACACTAGTTTCATAGAATGATGCTACGTAACCTTCGTGAGCACCATCGACACCAAGTACAGAATTTTTATTGAGGTCATTGATGATACTTATTTTAAGATAATTAAGGTTATTTATTATCGTCAAAAAGTTCTCGACATGTTCCTGTGGCATTGCTTCAATTAATTTTTCTTTTTCAGCTTGATATCTGCGTTTTGTTGATTTCATCTTTCTGTTTCTTTTGATGTCATCATAATACTCATGGACAAATCTTATAAAATCAACGTAATTACCAGATGGATAATAGCCTTTCCTTATACAATTGTTATAATATCTCTTAAATAAGAGTTTGGCTTTTTCTGTATTATCAACAGCTTCTATGAATATGTAAGACTCTTCCAGAAGCTTGAATATATTAACGTGAATATTTCTAAATACATCATTATCTAAAGTTGACGTAACTTCGTCAAAATTATATGTTGCATCAATACACCACAGGTCACCAAAGTTTTTGAATTGTTCAGAAATTGGTGCACCAAACTCAGCTTTAAGTTTCTTCAAACTAGGTCCTGAATATTTGGTATGAAAAACTATTCCACATTGAGCATTAACGATATCATTACCTAGTTCACTATTAATAGGAACGAAATACTCAAGAGTATTAGTTTTAAAATAGTATGAATCTAATCCTGTGATGATATCATCTTTTGTAAACATCAAGTCGCCTTGATAAATACCTTCTTTAATACCTAGCTGAGAACAAGTATTAAAGATAATCATCATCTTATTAGCCAATTCAATATTGTCAATCATCTCATAAATACCATCAATTGACTTGTAAACCTCTGGTTCCTTATTGAATATAGACTTCTTGGCAACAAAAAACGCACCATCTTCAGGGTCAATACCGATGAATACAGAAGGGGAGCCGTCATATTTGGTAGACATCTTAAGAACTTTGATGTTATTACCAGCCATCTTAGATAAGATTAAACTAATAATAGTCAGGGCTGTTACAGCTCCACTAACTCCTTCAAGAGCTAGTTCTTCTATATGTGGTAGGTGATTATTTATCATTTGACTATACATGTTCCATTAATAACGGTAGGCCATACTTTCGATCTTGCATTTCTAAAAGATAAAATTAATTTTAAGCCTTTTGTTTCAATTAATACATCAACATTCTTGGCTTGACCTTTTGGATAATAAATCTTAACACTTTCTATTTCACATAATGACTTTACAGTTTCATTGTCTCTAAAATCAATAAATTTATGAGTTTTTTCATCAATTGAATTTATGTAGAAATAACCAAAACCAAAACCTGAACAAATAAAATTGAAAACTTTTTCTAGGTCAATCCTATCAGTGACGTCATCAAACTCTTTGTTTCTATCAGCTGGTCGACCCTTTTTATAATTTTTAAATACAGACGTAAATTCAGATTCGCCAATACCAAATAAATCAAGAATTTGTTTTCCATATAGGTTTTCAATGACACCAGTAACCATTTCAGTTTCTTTCAAGTACTGAGTAATTCCAGCATTGAAAGCTCTGGTATCCTTACCATATTTTAAACTTAGGAAGAAAGTATCACCATCGGCTTCAATTGTAATATCAGCTATGGATTCTCCTTGATTGATGTCTTTACCCATAAGATAAATTCCACCATCGTCAGAAAATACCATTGGTCTTCTGCTGTTCTTTTCTGCTGTTGAATACACATCTATATTTTTCTTACCTTTCAGTATTTTTTCATAGACATATAAGACAACATCTCTATGTTTGTAATTATAATCTAAATGTAGAATTTTGGAAAATAATTGTAAGTCAGCGAGGACTTCAATTTCATAAATTTTTCCTCGATTGTTAGCTCCTCTTCCTGTTCTTCCTCCATCACCAAACTCTGGTGTATGTCGGAGGAAGAACGTCTTCTTCATATCTTTTCTATCAATAATTTCATTTATATCCGCAATTGCCCATGTAATTTTTGATTTATTTTTCTCTACATTTATAGAGATAGGAGTAGGATGCCAGTTAGACAAATAATTGAACATCTCAACGTAACCCTGAATATACATTTTCTCAATATTAGAATCTAAGATATCCTGAACACACGTAGGCACCAAGGAGAAACCAGCCATAATTTATTTCCTTAAAGAAGTACTACTGAAAGTTGAAGCCGTTGAAATTCGGCTGTCTATTTATAGATTTATCAAACAAAGGAGTGTCGTCATCTTCTTTTTTACCAGCATCAGAGATGTCCGATTGAGCGGATTCTTCCACATCGAATAACTTCATTCGCTTGAAGTCTACACCAACAACAAATCGCTTATAATAATTTGGGTCATTATATCGATTCTTTAATTGCTTAATCATTATCTGATTAAGACTATCTAACTCTTCTGTTCTAATCAATGCCAAGTACAAATCCAGAGTCTGTGGAAGACCGATAGATTCTGATGTATTTGTCATATCAATGTCAGAAGAATCAATACCTTCTCTATTGGCTTGAGTAGCCGTTAGAATTGGAATGTCAAACTCAACACAGAGAGAACGAATTTCTTCTGCAATAAATTTAACATAAGTATATGAATTGATTGAACTACCCATCTTGATTCTTTGTGAAGCACAGATGTTCAAGTAGTCAACAACCATAATATCTGGTACGAAGTCTTTCTTAAGTTTCAATTCACGGAGAAGAGCTCGGAAGTGACCAGCATGAGCAGAACCAGTTGGGTATTCCTTGATAATCAACTTACCCTTGGTTTTGTTCGAAAGTTTTACTACTCTGTTGTTGAAGTTATCGTAATCAAGATGTTTTAAGTCCTTGATATTAACATTCAACAAATTAGCATCAATTCTCTCTGCGATTCTTTCTTCAGCCATTTCCATGGTAACATACAGAACATTTTTACCTTGAAGAAGTGCTGCAGCTGCTGTATGACACATGAATAATGTCTTACCACCACCAGTTCCAGAAATAACACATGTTAGACTCTTCTTTGGAAGACCACCTTCTGTAATCTTATTCAGAAGGTCGATATCAAACGGAAGTCTTTCATCTACCCTGTTATAAAACTCAAAACGATTATCAGAATCAAGAACGTAATCGTGTCCAACTGCTGTGTCAAATGATACTGCCAAAGCATCAGATAGAATCTTTGGAATTGAATCCGGAGCTTTGTTAGCATCTTTTCCATCGATAATATGTATTGATTCATATATAGCATTAAACAGTGCTTTCTTTTTGCAAAAACTTTCAGTCTCTTCAACTAACCATTCTTGATTAACACTACTAATGGAAGATATTTCTTTGATTAGGTCAATTGATTCTTTTAATTGGGTTTCAGATACGTCATCTCTATTAGAGATTTGGATTGTTAAAATATCTGAATTTGGCTTGGAATTGTATTTTGTGTAGAAATTTGATATTTCTTGAAGGACTGTTGCTTCGTTTCCTTCGGTGAAGTATTCCTCTTTTAGGAATGGTAGAACTTTTCTTGCGTATTCTTCTGAATTTAATAAATTACTAAGTATCTCTAACTCTATCCTCATCTAACCCTCCATAGTACACAAGCTCTTTTTGTTTAAGTTGTTCCTCAAGGTGAGAGATAATAGCATCACCAAGAGCTTGTTCATATTCTTCTTTATCTTCTGGTTTCAATTCACCTTTAATAACATCATAGTTAAATTGTAGGTGAGCTGTACCGTTTTCTGGATTTTCCTTGAAATTGATTTGTCCAATCTTAATGATAATGTTATCCCAGCCTTTTAATGAGACTGGGATAACCTGGACTAGACCATCATTTTCATCGACTAAGTCCGGATGTTGAATCATTCAATTTCGTCCTCGGAATAAACATCTTCACTCACATCTGATGGATTTGAAATACCACCAAGAAGATATTTATTTTTCACATACTCAACGAATGATGGAGATTGAAGAACTTTACCTAAAAAGTCTTCAGTTTGAGTCGCATCAAATCGAACGTTTCCACTAACTTCTCCAGTATCTTTGTCAACCATTGCATACCAACCGTTCTTCGGCTTAATGACATGGCCTGATTCTAATGCAATGTCAAGAAGTCCAGACCATTTGTTGATACCAGAATCATATAGAACAGTTAAAGGAATCTTTGATTTTTCCTTGACAAAACGAGATTTCTCGATGTTCAAAATGAAGTTGAATCCTGTTACAACGGTTCCTTCCTTCTCTTGCTGTCTACCAAAGATGATAATAATGTCAGCAGAATAGTAAATACCTGTACCACCGGAAACAACCGCCTTACTGAACATTTCCATAGTTTGATAAGTGTGTGCAACAAATATCGCTGGAATATTACGTAGCTTGATTTGTGGAGTAACGATACGGAAGAAACTCTTCATTTCACGAGCTCTTGTCATATCAACTGTTGACTTACCTTCTAGTACGTCCGTAGCTTCTTTCTTAGAAGCCAAATTGCCAATAGAATCAACAAATATAATTACCTTATCTTTATCTGAAATATCATTCAGCTTTTGGGGCATATCTTGTTTCATTTCTTCAATGTTTTGAATAGGGACATGAAGAACTCTTGAAACATCAATACCAAAATTCGACCAATATGTTGGAGGTGAACCAAACTCTGAATCATAAAACAAACAAATGCCGTCTTTGTGCTTTCTTAGGAATGCTGCAACCATAAGAATACCAGTATTAGACTTAAAGTGTTTTGATGGACCTGCTAAAACGATAACACCAGAACCTAGGCCTGAATCGAATTCTCCACCCAGTGCTACGTTAAGAATAGGAATTTCTGTGTCTATCAAATCTCGCTTATGATAAACCTTAGAATCCGCTAATTGTTCAGACTTAAGACCAATTTTCGAAAGTCTTTCTAAAAGATTATTGCTCATATTTCCTCTTATTTTTAAGATAGTTAATTTTATAAATTGTGAATATTTAAAGTAAAATATTAATGGACAGATTTTCCTTCAGCCATATTTTCATTTCTTAGGTCAATCACTTCTTTTGTTTCCATGTTATCGTCGGTAAATACAACTACTTTTGGGGATATATCAGGAAATAGAGTTGAAGCATAGATGAAGGTTATCTTAGCACATTGCTTAGGGTCTTCATGGGACAGGTCGGTGACCAATGTGACGTTATAATCTGAATTATCAAATGAAGGTAAAAATATGAAGAGGAGAGCTCGGTAATAAGAACCTCCATCTTCGGTTTCCATATGTTCTAGGTGAATCTGTACTTGCTCTGGTTCAAAAACTCCCCAATTAGGGATAAAATCTACTTTCTTTATATCAGTCATTAATATCTACTACATCCCAGTTCAAAATAACGGATTGGACTTCATTAAAGAATCCATCCAAATTATCAATTACTTCGATTTCTGGTCTAATAATAGATAGCTGTTTAATTACATCAAACTTTCTCTTATATCCAGGATGAACACCGACCACCATTGGCTTATCTGACATGGCAATCTTACCAAGTTCAAATAAAGTAATAGGACATAGAGTTTCTTCCGGAAACCAGAATGAAACGATGTCAGCAATCTCCAGATTGCAATGTTCCCATTCAATTTGAATATCACTTTGTTTTGGGTCCATGACATCAAAATCATATCTTCTTGGATTGATGAAAATAGCATCCAGATGGGAGCATCTTTCAATCATTAATTCCTGCCAGTCAGGGCAGTTTGAAATTCCTCCAGCCATGAACAAAGAAGGCCTTGTTCTGGATAGTGTTAAAGGAAAATCATTTGGTGCTCGTACAACAATTAAATTTGACATTAGAAAAACGCCTTTAGTGATGACTCTTCATGAAGAGACCAACCCATAGAGTCAGTCATTGATTTGACTACATTCACAAAAACTTTATCAAACATTGTTTCATAATCAATATACTTATGAAGACCAAATTCAACTGGTAAATCTGTTAAGAATCCAATTACATCTTCTCTAATGGTATTTGGTACCTTAAGATGGATGAATTTAATCTTATCTCCGTTTGATATTTTCTGTCTTGAAGAATGTAGTTTATATTTATCAACAAGCATATTATATAGAATTGCTGCCCTCGAGTTAATCGGTGTACCTTTGGTATAACCTGATTTCCCGTTCATATACTTATTGACCTCATTTACACCTCTCGGAAACGCGATATCTTCCGGAGGCAATTGATTGAATTCATCTCTATACTTCTTAATGAATCTTCTCAATTCTATATTTGTTCCACTTAGAATAATAGGAACAACTTCTCTTAATTTATCTCTAACCACCTTTGGTGTAGATGATTTGATGATATCCAATCCAACAATCTTGATTTTCGGTGTAGCATATTGAACACCTTCAGAGTTATGGACATTGAGAATATATCTTTTCTTAGCAACGAACAAAGCTGAATCACATAAAGATTCTCTCTTCATGCTCATCTTCTGCTCTCTTGCATTCATGTATGTTGCAAGCTCTTTATAAGACTTATCAATGAATGGCTTAAGAACCTTTTCACAGAATTTATCCATGAACTGGATTTTCTCTTCTGTTGTTGGTTCATGAGAAAGAGTTTTAGCCCAATTTTCAACAACTGTATTAAGGTTCAAATAGTTAGAGTCTGTGTCGATATAGATAACATAATCAACATCAGTCGTGTTATTCATTTTATTCAAATATTCATTGAATTTATTAGCAATCCAACGAATAGACAATTGACTAGAAAGTGTAATTCCTTCAGCCATTCTAATATCAAAGTATCTGAATCCTTTGTTACCCAACGCACCATAAGCTGAGTTAAGAGCGATTTTCAGAGCTAATTGAAGATTATTTAGACTAGCAATCTTCTTCTCTAATTCTGGGTTTTTTGTCTTTTCGTATTCTTGCTCGAGCTTGAGCATTTCCTGTTTGTACTTCTTTCTGTCTTTGTACATGCTGTCCATAAGTTCAGCAAGAAAACCCCTAACATCTTTCTTATAGCATATACCATTTGCAGTTACCGTTAAGTCCTTATATATTGCCTCTGAAGTATCAATCTTCTTTTCAAGAAAATCATCAACAGAAGCAACGTCTCTATAGTTAAATCCTTCGAACAAAGTCTCTGGACTGATATTATATTGCATGATAATATGAGGGTACAGACTGTCCAAGTCGAAGCTTGCTACATTCTTGTGCTTACCGACAATTGGAGGTTTGACGTATGCACCCTCAAAACCCATATCTTGGCGAGAGTGTCTTGCAATCTCACCATAGATGTTCTTCTTTTTCAAATAGTTATAGATAATGGTTTCCCATACCTTAACTTGACCGAAAATATCCTCATAATTAACCTTTGCCATATAAGCAATAGTCAATTGAAGTTCAATTAATTTCAACTTATCTTCAAGTTCACTAACAAGAGTTACATCTCGAACGTTATACTCACAAAAAAGTTGCCAATCTTTTTCATAAAACTCTCTAAAGGTTGGATATGGGTTTTCTAACTTAGTAGAACCCAACTCATATTGAGCAATAGTTGCTAGCTTATAGTTTTCTTGAGGAATCTTGACATACTTCATGTACAAGTCCTGGTAATCCAGAACTGAAATACCCATGATTTCAAACGTAGTTTTATCAATCCCGTTGATAGTAACACTACGCAGGTTTATTTTATTCCATGGTGATAGTCTATTAGCATAGTCCGGGTCACCAAACACCCAAGTGATTCTGTTAATCAGGTAAGGCAAATCGAAAAATTTAACGTACCAACCTGTAATTACGTCAGGTGCTGACTTGTTCCAGAATTCGATGAATTGATTAAGAAGGTCTCGTTCATCAGCACACTGAACAACTCGAATAGACTTATCTTTTGGGATGAATTGTTTTGAAGTGAAAGTAACAATCTTCTTAGTTATCTTATCCTGAACAGTGATAAGTAAAACCTCATCGGATGGATTGTTTACATCCGGAAAACCTTTGTTAGCTGTAGTTTCAATATCCAGAGTATGAATCCGAATATGACTAATATCCCAAGGAACTTCTTTTGTATATTTCTCAGAAAGATACTGGTACGACCAAGCATTGTTACCATAAATTTTAAATCCTTCAACACCATCATATCTATCAACAAAAGCTTTTGCTTCGTTAATAGTTTCAAATGTCATTGGTTCGATATTTCTACCGTTCAATGACTTATATCCTGTATTTTTATTCGAATTAATAAAAAGAGTTGGGGAAAACGGAACTTGTCTTCTGAATTGAACTCCGTCTTTATAACCTCTTACAAGGATTTTATTTCCCCATTTTATAGAATGGGTGTAAAACTCTGACATAGAAACTCCAACATTGATTAATATAAATTATAAGCAATGTTGGAATTTAATGTAAAATTTAGATTTGTACTTCTGGAATAGATGGGTCGTAGTATTCGCTTCGACCTGGATATTGAGGAGTAAAGGATTCTTTATTAAAAAGAAGAATTTCTTGTGGGGTAAAGAAAACACGGAAAACAGTTTCATTTTCCTTATCAGGATGAGGAATTACAGTCCAACAAACCTCCATCTGTATTCCCTGAGCTGTAAACTCCGGTGTCTTTACATAACCTCTATATGGGTGATGTTGAGACACTGAACCTTCAATTCTACATGGTTCAGTAGTAAGGGCAACGAATGATTTATTATCATCGTCAATTGGCATATAAATTTCTTGGGGTTTTGCGTTAGCTGAAAGACTGAAAATTAGTCCTAACGCTAATAGAAACTTCTTCATAATTATCCTTAAAAGTCGGCACAGTTACCTATTTCTATTTATACCGATTTCAAGGATAATTTTATATTTCTACAATCAAGTCTGGATTAAATTCTTTAAGGTTTTCTCGACCATATCCCTTTGGATTGCAGATAACACGAGTATCTCCAACCATGTAGTCAAAATTACAATGAGTATGTCCATGAATCCAAAGACCTTCCCAACCCATATATTGAGACATCTCAGTACTGAAGTAAGGAGTGATTAGATTATTCTTGAATTTTTCATGGACAGACCTAATACCCGGACAGAAATGAGTAACAACAACTCTCTTTTGACCTTCAGTCTCTTTTAATGCCCATTTAAGAAACTGTTCAAATTCCCTGAATAACTTCTTCGTGTCTTCGATAGTAAAAGCTTCTTCTTGAAATTCATAATAACCAGTAAACTTACCATCCCATTTTCTTATACCATGACGTATGTTATAGTCAGTAATTCCACGTTCGCATAATGTATCAATAAGAACTTGTGGCTGTGTAGCTGAAAACAAACTGAAGTCTGTCCACATGGTGCCACAGATAAAATGCACGTCGTCGATGACCTTTATGTCATTATCAATGTAACCTATATCCTGTAGGTTCTTTCGATGAACCATGAAGTTTTGTTTATAGTACTCATGATTTCCTGGTACAGTTATAACCGGAACTTCGATGTTGCTAACGAATTGTTCATATAATGAAGGTCTAGATGAGATGTCACCAGCAAGAACTACAACATCCTCGCCTTTATTATCATAATAGTGGAACTGCCCCTCCAGATGGAGGTCTGACATTATTCTAAGTTTCATTCAATTGTTCCATTAATAATCGTTTAACTAAAATATTTGGTTGTCTATATCTGTCAGTTTCCATAAATCCAATAGAAATACCAGCCTCAACTACAGCTCCAGACCTGCACATACCAGCATGGCAATGAACTATAACATTTGAATGATTATCCAAAGCTGATTTAAGGATATGGACAATCTCTTTTGCTTGTTCTCTGGTGAAGTTTCCTTCATAACCTTCTTCATCCTGGTCCCAAAACTTGAATTGATGTATTTCCTTGAATTTGTACTTAGGAAAAGGGAATCCTGACATATTTGGGTCAGTGATTTGAATTAGAACTGAGTTTGGGCCTGGGTCGTAATGAAACGCTCTTTTGATATTATCATACGAAACGTTTTCAATAAATGGTCTCATCATATTATTCTTCAACTTCTTCAGCTATAATATCTTCATCATAGCTATAGTCAAATAATCCTTCTTTCATTTCAACCAATATCTTATCAAAACACTCATCACATTGACAAGTGTCTGAGCCATCACAAAACTCAGATTGGTCCGTATTGGATGAAATTTGCTCTATTGTCATCATATATTTTTACACATACAACACATTTCAGCCAAACCCTCAAAGATTTAGCATTGTTGTATGCTATTGTTCCTACCCTTTCAGCTTCGTTAAAATCATCGGTTTCCAATAGCAAAATTGGTTCTTTTCCTGCTGCTTCATAGAAAACTTTAATCATGATTTATTATAACAAATTTCATAATAAAGATATACATTATTTTTCAGTTTGTTCTTCTGTTGTACCTTTATTTTCAACTTCTGTATCATTTTTGTCTTTTTTACCGAATATCGCGTCGAAATTATCTGTATAGGCTTTGCTCGGTACTCTTGAGATGATTGAATCTCCGGTTATATCATTCTTTGTTGCCATATTTTCTCCAAAATAAAATGCAACCGGAATCATCCGGTTGCATTGTTGTCAGACTTAAATGTAACTACTTTTATTTATAGGTTATTCCTTTGAGGAAGCCTTCTTAATAGCTTTAGTAGTTTCCTTCTCTGTTTCTTGAGCTACTACACCAAGCTTGTTAAGAAGGGCAGCTCCCTGTTCGGTATTTGAAAGACCTTCAAGCATCGAACCAAGTGCTACACCACCTTTGCTGGTCAGAACTTCAGACAAACTTTGAACACCGCCAGTTACCTCACCGGAGTTAACGATAATCTTGAGGTCAGCAGCTTCCAATGCCTTAGCATTTTCGATACCAATCTTCTCGTTAGCTTCAACTTGACGGACAGTAACCAGGTAGTTTTGGTAACCAACATTTTCGCCGATTTCTTTAGCCAATGTAATCTGAGTTTCAACAGGAGCCATAAGGATAGCAGTTTCTGCAGCACCTTTTGCTTCACCTTCAACTCGAATACCTTCAGCTGCTCGACGTTGAGCTTCCAAGTTACCTTCAGCAATAATAACTGTCTGTTCCTTGGTACCTTCAGCTTTAATAACTTGGGTACGCTTTTGTTCTTCAGCTTGAACGATTTTAACTTCTTTTTCGATGTCGGCCTTCTTAACTTCTTGAACCTTAACAACTTCCATCGACTTTTCAGTAGTTACCTTTTCTTGGGACTTGATTTCTTGAAGGGCTTGTTCCTTCGCGATACCAACTTCCTTTTCTTTCTCGGCTGTTCGAATACCAACGGCTTGTTGAGCTTCTTGAGCACGAATATCAACAGCTTGTTTTGCTGCAAGTTCTGCAGTTTGGGCTTGCTTAGTGTTTTCAGCTACTTCAATACGTGATTGCATCTCAATCAAGGACTTCTTCTTTTCCATGATGTTTTGAATCACCTTAGAGTCTTTGCTGTCGCGAATATCCATAAGTTCGATATTCTTAACTGTAGTAACACCCCAATGAGTAAGTTGTTCAGCCACTTCCTTGGTAAAAGCTTCACCAAACTCAGCACGACCTTGCATGATTTCTTCAATGTCTTTCGAAGCTAGAATAGTACGAGCAGCACCTTGTAGAATAGAGCGAAGCTGGTTATTTAGCTCTTGAACATTCGAAACTCTCTGAGCAGCAATGTTAGAGTCTGCAATACGGAAGAAAGCTTCCATATCAAGAACGAACGGCAATCTACCCTTGTCATAAGCATCATAACCTTCAAGACGCAGACTGAAGTTAGAAACTGGCAACTTAATAACTTGAATACCAATTACTGGAATCCAGCTTGGCCATTCATAATATGTGTTACCATCAGAGAGGTCCTTACCATACGATGTAGTCTTCTTTCGAGACTGCACAATATGAACCTCATTTGTGTTCACTACACGGCGCAGTGACACTACCCAGACAGCGAAGCAAACTGCAATCGCCGCCAGTACAAGACTTCCAATAAGCATAATCATTGTGTTTTATTTCTCCATAAAATTAAAATTAACTACTTTTCTTCTACTACATATTTTCCGGTTTCAATATCAAATCTTTCAACTTTTCCAGTTTCAATATTGAATCGGTCAAATCTTATCCCTAGCATATAGGTAACTTTTGCTGGTATTGGACCAGCAAAGATACCGTTAAATTCAGGAATAAAATCCTTTTGACACTTATCACACCACAAGTGTCCTTTGAATTCAGACCATTCACATTCATCGTTACCACAACTGCATGGACTGACTTCAAATTCTTTTGGTTTCTGTATATAGAACCAAGTTCTCTTTTCCAACTCAGGCATATTCATCTGCTGCAGTTGTATGGTTGAATTCAGAGTAAACAGTTCTTAATGTATATTCACTCAAATAATTCTTTTCCCAGAAACCTTTATAATCTGGCTCCTTACCATCGTAAAGTTTCATTGCAAGCCCAAAGAAAGAATAGCTTCTATATTTCTCAGCTGCATCCTTTCTTGTTGGTTCAGCTTTAATCAGTTCAAACATTTCTTCTGTTGCAGAAACTATTCCCTTCATTTCTTCAATGTATCGATTTTCAATAGCTTCAACTAAAGAAAGGTCATAATTTGATTCAACAATAGTTGACTTGATATCATCTAAGGTCTCATCAACGCACATGCGAGCTACGTCTCGTTCACGTAAGTCTGTATTGATATGGTGGCGAAGGTTGTACCAATTACACTTTGTCTTTACTCGAGTTCCATCCTCGAACGCGATGACGAAACCTTCCATACCACACATATTCTCAATTTGAGCTTCTATGTCTTCATAATTAGTCATTCCATCAAACTTCTTAACAACAGAAACGTTTGGGTTATCAATAGATAATAGAGAAGATGGCCATAGATTTTTATGTTCAACATATAAACCATTATACGAGTCTCTAACGGCAATTAAAGTCCATGTTGGTTTTTGACCATAATCGACAACAATTTTCCAGTCAGGATGGGTGAATTCCCAAATTGGGGATAATCCAACATCAAGAGCAATTTTGGTAAGAGCTCTTACACATTCTGGAGCCATCTCATTTGCTAGCTTAGCTACATCAGAATAGAAAGATTTCTTAGTCTTGAAATATACTTCTCCACCTATACAAACCGCAGTAATCATCGAGCCGTCTCGTTTTTCCAGAACTTCGAATGGTTGGTCCCAGTTCAAGTTGTGTACTTGAGTAGATTCTTTTTCATTGATGTTGAAAAACTTAGGAAAAGCCATAGAGATTAGCTGACCAGTGTCCTTACGGAATACATGGCCGCGGCATTCCAAACCCATTGGTTTAGCCCAAAGTTCTGGAGATGCAATCATATAACATGGAATAACAACATCAATTCCACCAACAGTTTCTTCCTTGAATTGAACTGTCTTGTCGTCTCGTAAATGGTCAAAATCACTTAGATGCATAATATTTTTCCTATTCCATCCTATATCAAGTGTCATGATAATCCTTTGATAAGATTATCTCTAAAAGATTCTACTTCCATATAAACCAAAATGTCATATTACCATTCTGCATATATCGTCATCTGAAAGAATTTCATATTTTACAGGAGTATTGATTTGAGCCTTATCTTTAGCAGAAGATGTCCAGCAATTTGGTCTATTATGTTCAGATATACCTTTCTCCTGAAAGAAAGTATGGTCTTTAATATCGCCATCAAATAAAATCTTGATGACAACTGATTTACCATGGCGAACATGTCTTGCAGCACCTTTAGATTTCTTAGACATTATACGAGTTGCCCACATATAAGCCGTTTTAAAATCTACCGCAGTAGTACCAGGAATATAACCTGGCTTGAGGTCTGAAGCTAAAACACCTTTGTATAAAGTAATCATAGAAGAATTATATAACAATTTCGATATTTTGTATAATTATTTTTGTCAAAAATAATTTGTACTTTAATTCTAAAAACTGTTATAATAAAACTCTGTTGGTAGCACGGAGTAGATATAGAGACTTCTACTTTACCATGTTACTGAGTTCAATTGACATTATTTCATCAAGTAATTCAGACTTAGATTTATTACTTGGCTTGATGTTGTAATCAAGTTTAGCAATACCAAGTAATTCAGTCTTATTCAAAGTTGACAAATAACAAGCTAATTCATTAAGATAAGTAACAATCATGATATCCCACCCCTATTTTAGATTATATTTTTACTACATTTTTCCAGTGACAAACGATTTCAGATTCACCACGACCAGTTAGATAACCAATAACATTAGATTTCTTCACTTTACCGGTTGTAACTACAGCGTTTCCACTAAATCTGTTTGCAAACCATGCTGCTTTACTCTTATCTGTAGTCCAACTAAAACCTTGCCAGTTGTTGTCACGAGTTCCACGATAAATAATGATTTCTTCCGGTAATTTGTTGAATTCTTCCAGTTCATGGTCGTTCATAAAGTTTTCATTGTCTGGCCGACTACAAAACAAAAGCTTTTCCCAGATATCATAATTCTGATATAGGTTTTCTGTATCAATATAAACTTGAGATAAAACTCTCCAGTATTCTTTATCGGTAGGGATTAGACCTTGAGCCACAACTTCATAGAATCCATTTACACGATAAGCTCGTTCATAGATGAATGGTATCAATTCATAATTTTCGGTTTTATAAGCCTCTTCAAGACGTTTCTTGGCTTGTTCATACCGATAATTACACATAGCGTTCAGATATTCTGAATGTGGGACGCTATAAACAAGAGGATGTTGAATGACTTTCCAGGTTCCCATTGGAAACAAATATTCTTGTAAGTCTGGATGTAAGTCTTCGACTTTATTAAAAATTTCATCAGGATTGAAATTCATCATTGTTTTGTCCTATACTTTCCAAAGGTGTCCCAATAAGGAAGGTTTCGGTCTACATCTTCCCATTTATCATCCGGATGACGGAACCTGTTATAAACTTGGATGGTTGCATTACCAATTAGCCATTTCATAATGAGTATAGCATGCTTTTGTGGTAACTCAATAAGAACAACATCTTTGCTCTCGATGCTATATTCCAACGGGTCAAGTTCGTCTAACATTCCAATGACGTCCTCAAAACCATTATCATCTACGTTCTTCACCTCAAGAAAAAAGTCCTGTAACTTAAATTCTAGCACCGAAGTGCGAGACTTTAAAAGCCACAGGACTTTATGGAGATTCTTACTCATTATATAAATACCTCATCAATTACGATAAGGTCATTATATCAAAGAATTGAATTTATGTAAACATATGCTTACTACTCTTCCTCAACAATATAGATTTTTGATTTATCCATTAATCTTCACCACCTTTCAACAGGAACTTGTTAGAGATTGCCTTGAATGTAAAGTTGCTGTCATGCGACTTAAACACTAGACCTTCTCTTACTTCGTTGTTGATACTTGCTCCATCAGCGAAAGATAGCATTTCTTCAATGTTGTTGATACTAATGTCACTAAGATTAGTTTCAAAGTAAACAACAGGAACCCAATAGATATCAACACCAAAATCCACTCTTAATCTATTAATGATGTTATGTCTCTCATCGGGAGTCATATATTTTTGTTTTTCGATATCCCAAATATCGAAGACATAGAACTTATGTTCACTGAAACCTTCACGGTTGCCTTGGATTCCAGGTCCCATGAGTTCTCCTTGGATAGCCATAGGGTACCCATAATCATATAGAGCTTGAATCAAACCAGAATTCTTGGCAACATCTACATAAGTATTGCCTTCCTGGTCTAACTTAAGGTTCATGTTTCTTGAGCATACACCTACCTCAGTCTTACAATCGCTGTGGTCAAAACCAAATTCATGGTTGTAGTATACAGTCATAGAAGAACCATCAAGCTTAAGGGTTACTTCATACTTTTCATCCTTATGCTTTTCGAAGATGTCTCGTACCAAGTTTTGGCAACGTTCTTGGTCAGTTTTACGGATAAAACTAGGGAAAGAACCCCTAACCTGACCTGCTAATTGACCAGGAACAGGCTTCTCATATTTCTGGATACCTAAAGCTTCAGTTACATCTTGTCCTTCAGAAACATTTTGAATATTTCCATCAATATGGTCAATATAATATCCACCATTTTCTGAATATTTAACTGGCATAATCAAACCTTGTGAAACTTGACCACGTAGCTTGATTGTTCTGAGTCTGGCACCAGGAACTCCATTGTATTCCTTTGGAATTCCACCCTTAGACAAAAACGGCGCAACTGAGTCAGGTACCCAAGAATCAATTTCAAAGTAGACTACAAGGTCTCCAACATTGAAACCGTTGTCGATTGCCGTTACAACCCACCATCCACCAATTCGAGCCTTTACAATCTTGTCAGCTCCTTCAATTGGTTGGATTTCTTCAATTACACGAATTGTTGCAAGCTTACGAAACTTTGGCTCAGGACTAGGCAATCCATCGTCATATGGAATACCAAAATATTCACCTTCTACCGTACCACGTTCTTCATCTACTTTAATTTCCATCATTTTCCTCCATTATTTAAATATAATTCACACTGTCTAATAATATCAACTTCAAACTTCTTGTCGTTCAATAATCTGTTTCTTGGGGAAGGATGTGGAAGTTTGAAATGGTCTATATTCAACTTATTCAAAACTTCAGAAACAGTATTCCCAAGAGCTAAAACTTTATTATAATCCTTTATTGAATAAATTGATACAACATTTATATCATTTTTATTTGGGGTTTTTGAGACATATTCAATTATATTCATGAAAGAATAATACTGAATACCAAGTATATCCATCCACTTATTAAGTCTATCAAGTGTCGAATTCCGGGCAACCCTAATCCTAGCGGATGGATTAAGACCTACCACTATGACTTTAGGATTGCTTGAAGGGGAATAATTCAAGGATTTTCTTACCGGATGGGAGCTTCAATTCGTACTTCAATAGGTTTTCTCTAACCCATTCAATACCAATCAATTCTCCATCTGGATAGAACTTATCGAGGAAATTTGTTAATTCATCAAACTGTTCATCTGATAGGACATCAAACAAAAAGTCTTCAACATCATCGTAGAACGGTGAATATTGAGAATTAATTATTAGACCAATTGTTATGCCAGTAATTAGGGATATTACTGATGAGATGATAGTAAACATTTATTTCTTAAAAATGTGTCTAATTGCTTGTAGAATTATTTCATCTGCTTTAACTATATCTATTACTTCAACATAACCGTCTTCATCAAGTTTACCAGAAACGAATTTTCCATCAATCAAGGCTTTGTATACGTCAAACTCCCAGCAAGAATTACCAAATGGCCTCTTACCGGAAAACATATCCTTCTCATCCCAGAGAGTTTCCAATAGTAATAGCAGATAATTCCTAATTGTATCAAATCCGTTATCAGAATTGAACTTGAACTCAAGAATTTCTTCGATTTTTTCCGGTGTTAAATTCATAATATTACCTTTTTAATCCATCCTAGCATTTGCTGAACATGCAATTCCATGTTTTTGGAGAACTAATGCATACTCTAATGCACCAGAATATTTGACGTCCATGTTCTGAGTAGAATGGTTAGAAGGATTCCAAACCATATAACCCTTACCCATAATATTCTTTTCACAAACTTTCCTGACTTCCTTACCAAGAGGACTGCGACCATCTACATGGATAATAACCCAAGCGAAACCGCATGGATAAAATTGTTCACCATACTTTTCGATGTATTGTTCAGAACCCTTCTTAGCTGCTTCTTTTGCTTCGTTGTGGATTTCAAGAAAATTCATGATTTAATATTCCTCAATAAATTATAACGTAGGATAATTATAATTTATCTCAGAATTTTTGTATACTTATTTTTGATATTTTTCTTCTGTAATTATAATTAATTCTTCAATATTACAAACCAATTCGCCACTAAAAGTCATATCATCTTCTACTTCTTTTCCATCTTGGTCCATATGTGACAGAGTACTTGGCTTCCCACCACCTACTCCATACAAAGCAAAAATCTTACTCATTTCAGCATGTGGTTCTATGTCATGGTCAAGTGACGCAACCATAGCCATATCATAAATCTTATTGAAGAATTCTCTACCAGACTCTCGGTGATAATGAAATTTCATTCTGTTAGAATCATCATCCCACCATTTGGAGAACATCTCGTCTCTAGACTTCTTACGATTCTTAAGATGTTTTGTTAGTTGAGTAACTTCAGGCCATTTAGATATCTTACCAAATTCTCCATTAGTAAGAATTTGATATTCTTCATCAAATTTGGCAATCATTTCTTCGATAGATTCAATAAAGGTAGTTTTTGGCATATTAGAAATACTTACTTAAGTTGGAAACAGTATCACATGAAGTGTCATCTACTTGTCTAGCAATCTTGCGTTTTGATATTAAATGTGGGTTTTCTTTCAACCAACAGTAAACACCGAATTGACACAAACCGACTTCTAAACCATACACTTTTAAGTTGTTTTGCTCATCTTTGAACACTTTTTTGTTGTTTATTTCATAGTTATGGAAGAACTGGTGGATAGTGATATGATTCAACAACGTGGACTGGTTATCTCTCAACCAGACTACCATTTCTCCATACTTTCTTTTACCGGTATAACTGTCAAAGATGTAGTCAAGAGATGATCTTGCTCCAGGACCAGGTGCACAGAATTCCTCATCATGTTGGAACGGAAGATACGGATTGACTGAATTAGACGTGGCGCAGTGATAACCATAATATTCACCAATGCCTGGTTTTGAAGTCAAAATACCATACATATCCTTTAGAGTAATAGCGTCGTTTTTTATCCTTTCGAACGTTCCATCTGATTTCCAAGATGCAATCCATTCGATGATATCCGATAAGGAAGCTTCTCTATCTGGTTCTCCATACTTATTTCTACAGAAATTTCTTGCAGCTGTTTGCAAAGATGTATGGAGCTCGGTAGTACCATAAAATTTCTTCTTTGCTTTCTTTGAGATATCAATCTGAGTCTTGATGTTATTCAAATACTCAATATCACCAGCATCTATTCGTTCAAAATCGACATGAGCCTTCTTGTAGTCCTTAATGCCAGTGACAATTTCATGAATACCTCTAGCGCCATAGAAGTGGGATATAATTGTGTTACCAATCTTATTATCCATAGATAGAGAATCAACTGTTACGATGTTCTCAATGATGTATCTCATACGGTCATCTTGGAGAATATTGAAACCAAAGTATTCAACATCTTCATCAAGAGCTGGGTCATCTACAGGAGGGTCGTATCTGTCACGTAGATTGAATTGATATTCAGTTCGTTCATTAACTTTTATTAGGAATTGTTCAAACTCTTCAAGTCTTTTCTTATTCAAATTGTTCGATAGCATGCCTTACGTTTTCTTTTTCAATAAACGGTGTGTGAATTCTAACTACTTTTAGCCAAGGACATAGGTTCTCGATGATACTAGCTTGTACGTCGTCATCCTCAAAGTGGATTCCAATTTCCATGCCATGTCTTTTGAGGTAATTAAGAGTATTGGCCTTATGTTCACCAGAAGATTCTCGAGTTTTATTCTCCCATTCAAGAGGATTGTAAAACACAAGATTATCAATATCTTTACTATGAAGCATAGCTTCAGTTTCTGGTTTCTCCTCATAGGACCTACCAGTTACAATGATGTCGTTCTTATCTGGTTTAAGGCCGTTTAGATATTTTCCCAGATAGATTACACCATCAATGTCATATGAATTAATCATTTAATTCCTTGAGAAATGTCCTAGAATTAGGCATGGTTTTTGAAAAACTTCACATACTTTTTCGAAGTGGATAACTGGAAATTGTTTCTTAAGTTGTTCGGCAAGAACCCACATCATTTCATTCTGTTCCTTACGGAAACCGTGAAGTTCTACAGCAATTTCCTTAACATAGTCGGGAAATGTGTAGTCCATCAAGATACCATATTCTCCACCTTCAATATCCATTTTAACTAAATTTGGTTTAATCTTATCAAGTTCAGTATAGAAATTAAAAGCAACAACATCAATTTTTAATTTTCTAGTGGATGGATTAGTTGAACCAGAACAAGCAGATTTCTTACTCTTACCCATATAAAAAGAAATTCCAGGTTCATTTGTTGCAATAAGAGCAACTTGATGAGCTAAAACTATTTTATTACTATCGACTTGATCGAGATTTTTCAATAAAACTGAAAAATTGAATTCTTCAGGTTCGTATGCAATAACTTCCCTTGCACCACCTTGAACTGCTCGTGCTGTGAATGAACCAATATTCGCTCCACAATCCATAACGACTTTGTTTTCAAACGTCAGAGTTGGATAATCACCAGTACCTTCCTTAATCATATCGAAGTCGGAAGTATTTGGTCGATAGAAAAGGTTGAACTTCTTACTAAATTGAAGTTCAACCTCTTGAACGTTTAAATCCTTATCATAATATTTGTACATTTCACTTTATCCATAATTAAAAAGACAATTCTATTATAATGCAAATTAGATTTAAAGTACATATTTCTTATACAGAATTATGTTTTCTTGTGATTTCAGTCCATTCACGGTTTGCCAATGCTTTACATTCTTCATAAGCATCTTGAATCATCATCTGAGTTGGTGGAGTCTTTTGTGTAGATGCAGAAGGTCCACGAAGAGAACCGACCATACCCATTTCACGAGCTACTTGAACGTATCTAATAGCATCGATAACTACACCAGCAGAATTTGGAGAATCTTGAACAGATAAACGTGCATCAAAAATTACTGGCGCGCCGCCAAAACCTTCTGCCTCAATACGGAAATGAGCAACCTTATTATCTCCGTGATAGGCAATATAAGAAGAAGGACCAGCATAGATACCGTTCTTTGGAACTGGAATTCCACGAATATCATTCTGTGAACGAATCACGTTTTCCTTGGAGATTTTCTTTGAGGCCAAACGACTCTGGTCCATCATGTTCAAGAAGTCAGTGTTACCACCGTGGTTGGTTTGTTCATGGAACTTTACCTTCATACCACGATTAAAGAACAATTCTTGAAGGGCTTGAGACATTACAGAAGCACCAAGTTGGCTACGCATGTCGTCCCCGATTGCTGGAATTCCGGCTTCTTTCAAACGGCCTTCCCAATATGGGTCAGATACAATAAAGACAGGAATACAATTTACGAAAGGAACCTTTGCTTCCAAACAACCTTCGATATAGAATCTTGTTGCCGTTTCAGAACCAACTGGCAGATAGTTAAGAACTACATCAACATCGTTATCAATTAAATCCTGAACAAACTTTTCCTTTGTAAGTTCTGGGTCCTTTGTTGGACGGAATGATTCATCTTCATCCCATGTCAGCATATGAGGTGCAACACCATCAAACAAAGCACCACGCTTTACTTTAACACCTTCCAACATGTGATTGTAATAATTCTGAATATCGGAAGTTGTCAATAAATCAATTGCACAATTTGGTTTCGCTTGAAGGGCTTCAGATAATGGACGACCAACCTTGCGTTTATCAATATCATAAGCCAGAACGAAACTAATATTTCCTGCTGTATAACCACCAATGTCCGCAAAAGCAAGACCATCCGTACGACCAGTTGCTGAATATAATGCAACACCTTCAACTAGAGACTTTGCGCAGTTACCTACACCAATGATTGCTACTTTAATTACATCTTTCATTACTTTTTACCTTTATTTCAGTTGTTTCGTGATTTTCTTGAGACCACAGGCAGAATTTTGTTTCGTTTTAGAAAGTAGCTGCCCTAAAAACTCATAGAAGTATTTATAATCACAGAAGAGAACTATATTAAAAATTTTTCAAACTAATTGTGGTGGGTGTGACAGAATTTGGTTTATTATCCCAATAATTCCATTTATGATGGATTGGGGCTAGATGAACACTCTTTGGTCTTTCCATATAGTCTTTCATATAGGACAAAGGTGATATTGTATACCATTCTGTAGGCCACTTAATAGTTTCCCACTTATTACTACTGCACATTTCAGACAGATAATAGGAAAATACACGAACTACTTCCTGTCTTTCTTTTGTTGACCCAAAGAATGGAGTTCCTTCAAAGTAACCAGTTTTTGGTAACCTACGAGACTCATCCTCAATTGGCAACGGAAATACTATTTTAATCTTTTTTCCTAATTCTTGTAAACTTTTTTCATAGGATTTTACGAGCATTTCGACATATTCAACAACATTAAAATTTCTCATTATATGATGTCGAATATCTATGTTTCCGTAGTATGAAATGATAGTGTCTATTGAATCAAGGTCAAAACCATGGTCCAGTATTTCCTTTTTAATGGACTTCTTCAATACACCATTGAGTGTTCTTCCATCTTTACGAAGAACCATTGACTTTCCGTCATAAACGGAAAAAGCATGAGAATCACCAACAATCAGTGAATTGAGTTTCAAATCTGCTTGGGTGAAATGAGGAATTGTTTTACATTTTTCGGTGACGGCATCCCAATTAACGTTTCTCCAATAATCCTCACAGGACTTAAGTCTGCCTTTGCACAGTGTTCCATAATCTGGCATTGGAATATCCAACGAGATGAGTTCAACATTTGGATTTACTGTAATGATTCTCTCATAGAATTTCGCTGATTCTTCTGATGCACCACCGAAGAGATTCAGAGTACCTTGAAACTCCATTGAGTGGTATAGATATACCCTATCAAAGTGGTTCCAGGATTGATTCTCTGTGATGACAGTTACGTCGAAGCCAAACTTATTCTTTAATTGACAGGCCCAAAGATGGGCCCAACCGGCCTTATGTGAATATCTTGATGATGAGAGATTTCCGCCTACGAGAGTTATTGCTACTTTCATTAATTACAGTACTTCCTCGGATTATGTTGAACTTCATCCTTCGCGAAGTTCATGATTGATGCTATGTATGAATTTTTCATTTCTACTATAAAGGTATTCTCGTTTATATCACCATTATAGAAGCGTTGCATGATTTTTTCCCAATCAGAAAACATATCAGCTTTATGAGACTCTACGTTCTCGTCCCATGGTTTTCCTTTTAGAATTTGAGTAGTTAGCCTATTTACAGCTTGGGCCATTTCTTGTACGGTTGGCTCTTTCTCATCTGGCGGGTCAAATCTTCCCATGATAAACTCCTTCTCAAAATGACATTATATACTAAGTTACAACCACAGTCTTACATGTGTTCCAAAAACTTCATCTGTAGACACTATTAGAGTTTCAACGGTTGTTTCATATGGATATCCGTTAAGATGAGCCCAAGCTTCTGATTTATCTTTTGGTGGGTCACCCATTAGACTATGAGTACAGGTAACTTCAATGTCACCTTCCTTCTCTTGAATTTTCTGAAGCTCTTCAATTAAATCTGATATCTTCATTTTCAGTAATATCCTCTACTTTAGCGTCCCGAAAGAAATTGATTGTTTTGAACCTATCTGAATGACTCATCAAATGAGGATTTCCAGCGAGACTTTCATAATGCCGCTTAACTTGAACTTGAAGGACAACTAATTCTCTCCTGAAAATACCAGCTCGTTTTGTTCTAAATCGAGTTTTTCCTGTTAGTTCTTCTTTAACTAACTTATAATTTAGCATTAGTTATACTTTCAATAGTATATGAGTTTGGGACGAACACAACTGTTTTAATTGGAAGTACTTCTGAATAATTCATTTCCAAATTAAAAGCAACTGCAGTCTCTGTAGTTTTTAAATGATTTGACATTATGTAATAATATTCACCAATCATAAATAATGTTCTAGGAGTAATTTCGTCTATTGACTTATTTACACCATCAAAGCTAGATGCGATTTTCATTATTTACTCCTATTTGTCTTAAAGATTTGTTGAAGTTTATTGAAAATCCATTCGTCTGGGTCTCCAGTCCTTGCCTTAGCAACACCGTATGGCATGTCATTAAGAAAGTAATTGTATAATCTATCTAAAAGCCTGTCTTCCAGCTTTTTCTTTCCTCTGGCATATTGGGCTATACGTAGAAAATCAATCGTACCAAACTCTCTTGACATGTCAACTAGAACTGGCATAGTTATCCGTTAATTATTGAGTTAATATCAACCAGTTTAACAACGTCTACAAACTTTTGTTTAATAGTATCATATACTTCTTTTGATATGCTAGTCAAAGTTTCATCTGCACTTAAATCTTCCCAGAATACCCATCCAGCGCTGGAAGAATTCATATCAATGCTATTCGTATTGTAACGAGCATCATCGATAATTCTAATACAATCGTATTGAAGTTCTCCATCCACTATGGTTTTAAACTTATAAAAATCCCACATTTTGCGGTCAGGAAAAGATTGATGGATGGCAATATATGAGTTTTCATACTTTTTAAGACTGTTTAAAGCCTCATCTTTATTAAGCTTTTCCAACTCAATTTTTAATTGATAAATACGATTTGAATGTTCACTAATTTCATTATTAATTTGTTCAATCGTTTTCATGTTATTCTCCATAATGTAGTAATTATATAAAAATTTCTAATTAAAGTACATCATTTCTTTGTATTCTTGTCTGCCCAATCGAGGTCCAAGTCTTCCTTATATTCTCGTTCGAGGTATAGATGGAACTTAGGAATTTCAATATCCTCAATAGACATATCACCAATGTCGTATGACAAAGTAACATGTGGTTTATATTCAGGATAATCAAATGTTGCACCATGTTCCTTCATTAAGTACTTATGTCTCTTTATCAAACCATCACAATCAAGTTTGAGAACTAGACAGTTCTTTCCTCCCTGAGAAGGCCAAATTTCCAAACTTTCAACTTGAGCCGAATATGGGTTCTTATAGTAACCTTCAGGTCTGAAATTAGGTAGAAACTTCCTAGAATACAGGATAGTCACATGGAACTTATTCATCGGAATTACGTTAGGAACATCAATATCTTCAGCAAACTTTGCCAGTCGTTCTTGGCTATTTTTACCAAATCTTGCTCCACAATAAGTTCCTGTTTTATCGGTGGATTCATTTACTTTATTAATTGTGAATCCAATATATTCTAGAAAAGTTTTCAACATCTTGTTCCTATTTAAAAATGATTAGTGCTGCTAATGTTAATTGAGAAACGAATCCAACAAAGTGAATCAACACGCTCACTAAGTCCTTCATTATGATTGACCTAAGAGTCATTATCGATAAAGATAGAAGGACAAATAAGTAGATATCCACATTTGGCAGGTGTTCAGTGACACCTGAGATATAGGCATACATCGTAGGGATGAACGCTGCATGTAAAATTGCTATTGACATTAGAGACAGAGTTCGTTCTGACAGACTTGTCAGAGCTGTCCATAAATTATGACCAAACAACTGCAGGCGTTTTTCCAAAACTTCAATTGGTATAGTCTTCATAATAAATCTCCTAGTTAGAAACTTCAATCACGTTATAAATTTGGTCATTAGATATTACTTGTTGAATTTTATGATATTTATTATATCCGCTTTTACGTACAAATTGTCCAATAGACATAATAATAAATTCTTCACCGTAACAGGATAACGGTCTATAGGATGGTTGTGCACAAGTAACGGTTGAAAAATTACTTGGTGGTGCAATTGGTCCTACGGGCGACGGACTCTTGGAATTTGCTGAACCTGCTGCATATCCAATTGCTCCACCAACAACACCACCAACAACGCCACCAACCAATGCCCCAGTTCCTACTCCTACTCCTCGTTTTGCTTCAGCAGTAAAAGGCATCATAATTAAAGCTAATACAAATAAAATCTTAACCATTATATTCTCCTAAGGATGTTCATAAAAAATATGTTTACCAATCTTTGCTAACTTCTTGTATTTCCAACCAGGATTTACGTAGTCAGCGTGATAAAACTCAGCATTCTCAAGTGAAGATAGTCTTTCTCCTTCAAGTAAAACTGCCTTTGCAACTTCTCTTGCTTCATTATAAGCTACTTCATTTCGCTTCTTTAAAGCCTTTGGTTTATCACAATACCAAGAGAACTGACAAACTACACCATTCTTTTGATATACTACTTTACAAATGTCATTTGGAAAATTACTTGAATTCGCTCTGTTTATAGTAACTTGCGCGATTGCAATCTTTCCTTCTGCGTTTTCTCCAGTTGCCTCATAGTAAATATTCTCTGTTAGGCAATCTAGTTGTCTATATCTTTCCTTAAGAGTAATATAGTTTTGATTAGTTTCATCAGCCTTGATTCGGTTGTATTGGATTGTTGTTATCTTATCTATTGCAAATACAACAACGAGTACTGCGATTAATGAAATGATAACATTCTTCATTCCGTCTCCTCATGGTTATTTTACTTCTAGACACTCAAACTTAACCGTCTTGCTTGTTGCGTTGGTTAATTTAAGAGTCTTATTTCCTTCCTTTTGGCATTGTGCCAATGTTGAAAAGCCTGTTATTGTAACGGCAGATACAGCTTCATAGTCTGCCATAATACCAGTGTGAAAGAAAATCAATAAGACAAAAGTGCTCATACAACGTTCTCCATCTTACCGGTTTCTTTGTTGAGTACTTTGAGCACTTTATTCAGCATATGCTCAGTAATATATGGTTGCCGAACGAAAATTATTCCGGCCCGGTCAATCACTTCTCCGTTACCTATCTGAGAAAGTTGAGTCTTATTTGTGGCTGGTCTGACAATTCTACATGTAGCAGAATCTTCTTTAACATGAATGACTTCCCGCAATCCGCCTTGAGAAGCTCCTTGCATCTTAACGATGTCACCAACCTTTAGGTTATCTTTAGCCCAGTCTTCTCGCCTATCCTCAAGTTCAGCTTGGACTTTTCGTTTTTCAGCCAATTTAATTCTGGCTGCTTGTTCAGCAGGGGGAAGCTTCTTAAACCATTCCTCTGTCTGGAAATTTCTTTCCCACCAATCAAAAAATAGTTTCATATTAATTCAACCATATATGAGTTTTGCAATTGTTTCGCCGTTATATGTAAAGTACTTTGAACCTTGCATTACAATGACGTCAAGTTTGCGAGGAGTCATACCAACAATTACAGATTCTTTACCGAGAATGTTAATAGTTTTGCCAAAGTCAGATTCTTTCAGACCAATCAGACTATGGTTTCGAATAAAATCACGTTTCCACTTTGGGTTACCAATAATTTCTTGGCCGTCTTCAGTTACAGACTTTGTTGCGGCGTTGATTTTGGATGTAAACGTTGAGTTTGTGTAGGAGATATCTCCTAGTTTGATATTGATATCATACTTTGCTCCAATCTCATCCAGAGCCTTCTGGATGTCGGAACGAATATCAGTGAAATGTTTTGGTTCAAATTTGGTAATCTTCATGATGTAAAACTCCTCAATGTTTATAAAGTAAGAACATTATAAACAAATGAGGAGTTTTTGTATACAAAAATTTTAAAAATAATTAAATTTTTATGTAATTTTTGCCATCTTTTTTCCTTCTTTTTCCATTATTTCTAATGTACCATACATCTTAATGGAACCTTTAGTGTGTGAATTATCCGGTGTTTCTTTAGTGGTAAAACCAACACTAGACTCAAAATGATTAATATAGTGAGTTTCTCCCTTGTATTTGATAATCCAAGGAGGAATGCTTTGGTCTATATTGTGAGCCTTATTATAAGTGAAAATAATAGGACTGCTCATTATGGCCTCCACAACTTGAAGTTACTCATCAACTTCTTTTGATTCTCATCAAGTGGTTCCGTCGTTATGGACGAGTAACCCATATCATTATCAGGTTCGAAGAACTTATGATAACGTATGTTGTGAGTATCTAAGTAGTTGCCAATAGACTCTAAGTGAGAAGGTCCTTTAGCTTCCAATAAAATTAAATATGGAACCTACGTTGGTTCAAGAAATTCTGCTCCCGCTTGCATAGCAGAATGGCAGGCTTGAACCATTTGATGTTGAATAGGTAAATCTTTTCTAATAAAAGTATATGTTCTCATTTTGTATCCTTTGAAATTAATTGAAAAATGTTTATAGACAATTAATCTTAAGGAGGTTCATTAATCTAGCGCGTCATGATTTTTCCTTTCTTGAATTGGTCGACGGAAAGAAACTTTTGAAACATTGTTCAATATAATTAAGTTAGACTCAGTCACACTTTTTACTAATTTTCTTAGAGTGTAGTAATAAATCTCGTTTGGTCTAAACAAACGTCTATCTGCACCAGTTAAATATGGAACATATGGGAAGTCTTTTCTTAACGCATCCAAACTCTTATATTTCTTTGATAGGTTATTGTTGTAGCAATTGTATTTAGTATGGCAGTTACTAATTTCTACAGTATTATTATCGTAATAATATTTAAAATCACAATTAACAATAAGAGTTCCGGAAAACTTTAAATTGTTATAATCATCATTCTCATACTTGTCCCAATAATCATGAAAGTTTTTACAATTAGGATACACGTTAACAATATTTCCAGACTTGCAAATTTCAACTGCACATCCAGCTGATTTCAATACATCAATTTTTGGTATATGTTCCATATTATTAACTTTCTAAAGTTCAAACGTCTTGTTTAATTCAAAATCATCCTGAGGGCCCGACTTATTTATAATTTCAATAACTGATTCTATTAAATCTTCAGGCACAACAAGGTCATTCTCAATAATTTGTGCTAATTGCCCAAATGTCATGCCATTGTCATTCAGAATTGTTATACCAACAGAAGAACCTTTGTAAATTCCCGATTCAATTTTAACTATAAGATTTTGAAACCTATTGCCAGTGGTTTCAAATCCTAGATGTTTAGCTATTGCAATTGGTAATGTTCCACCTTGGCCGTCATAAGAAACCATGTCGGAATTTTCATTTTCAACTTTTATTACATCACACTTAGGATAGAATAAGTCACAGGCTACACCAAGACAACAAAACTCTTCGGAATCATCCGGCAACTTTGTGTGAAGGGTTCCAGTGCCTTGTTTATATTTTCCTGAGCGAAGTGCTTCTACCCATTCTTTCCTAGCTTTATTCATAATGTATCTGCCTCAGTCTTATCGAAACGAACTTCAACGAATACCGGTAAGAACAGGCTAGTGCTACCATCAGAAGCCTTAATGATTTCATTATACTTGATAGCGGCAATCTTACCGATTGGCTTATTTTCCCAGTATTCTTTACGTTGTGCGTCAGAAATACCAGTTCCTACGTTAACTTTGACTTTACCGTCTGCTGATTCACAACAGAAGGCACCAACCATACCTTCATATTTACCTCTACCTTCTTCGACTCCAGTAATCAGAAGGTCACATTCCAATTCAGCTTTAAATTTAATCAAAGACTTAGAACGCTTATCTTCCCAAGGAGCATTGATATCCTTCAAAATGATACCTTCGTATCCTTCAGATAAGTATCTACGGAACTCAACCTGAGCTTCTTCAAGGTTCTGGACTTCTTTAGTCTCTATTACTTGAATTGTTATATTGTCAGTTGTTGCCAATTTCAACTCAGAAAATCTCATTCCATATGGAAGTTGGAAATATCCAGATTGGAATTTGTTATATGGAATCCAATCCCAAATTACAAAGTAGACTCGTTTAGCTTCTTCTGGAGAAATTGTTCCACGGTTCGCCTTTGTTAGAATACCATTACCTTCCTTACGAGTCATTGGCTTAGTGAAGTCTTCATTCCAAACCATTAGTTCTCCATCGATGACAATACCATTACCATCATCATGAGCAAAACTTAAAGTATCGTTTGAACCGATAAGAGTATATAAAGCGTGGTCCAATTTACCTAAAATATCCAGTGGTTTTCCGCTTCGAGCAAAAAAATCAACTTGTCCGTTGTTGATGACTGCGTTACAGCGCATCCCATCAGATTTCAGTTGAGCATAGGCTGGCCACTTCAGCTTGTTAATAAGCTTCTCATGATACCCTGAAGCAAGCATGCACGGCCATTCAGGAATCAAATCAGGCCAAATCTTATTAACTGTAGAGATTGATACTCCACAATCTAAATCCTTAGCAATGATGAGTTTAATAACTTCAGCATCAGCTGAATGTACTGATGATAAAATTTTACGCAGATGTTCGACACCTGCGTTTCCTGTTAATTCACGCCTTGACAGTCTTTCAAGCTCATTGATTGCCAGCTCTAATGATAGCGGCTTTTCAGGTGAGACAAATCCTGGAATATTATGGGCGTATTCAGGAATTTTCCGAATATAATATTGTTTGAGAGGATTCAGTGCAGCCTTGAAGACTTTCTGTAGAAGGTCATCGCTTGCAAAATCCTTTTCCCTCTTAAGAACACCCTCTTTAAAGAGACGAGAATTATCCGTACGAAGTTCTTGAATAATATTGTATATCATTTAACTTCTCCAGTAAAAAAGGGGATTAAGAATATTGTTTTTCCTGTCAAATGGTTGACGTCACCATTAGCCCCGTCCCAAGATACTACACCCTTCTGATTGAGCCTATACAAAATAATATCACCAAAATGTTTTGCTTCAAATAAGCTCAAATCAGGAATGTTATTTCGACAAACTTTCATGAATGCTACAAGTTCTCCCTTGAGAATATGAGCCTTAGCTTCATCCATCCAAGTATCTCCATTAACAATCATGTTCATAGAGATGAAAATTTCTGGATGAGACTTAGCAAGCTGTACGGCTATCGCATTACCATTAAAATCACCTGAAGAAAGAATGTCAATTACTTTGTTTGTGACCATGTTCATAATATATCCTAATAGTTGGTTAGGAGAGCATACAGAAAGAATAACAATGCTATGATTGTTATTACATAGAGAACCCAGTTGTTTTTTACTTCTTCTTTAAAGAAACTTTTCTTTATTTCTGGTTTTAGTTGATTTTTAAATCTCTGTCGAGCAACTTTACCTGCCATCTTAAGACCAAAATTTGAATGAACAGTAGCAAATGAAATTACACCAATAAGACCATCTAAAAGATATAACCAATAGAAAGCCCAACGAAAAAACCAAAGTTTGATGTGTTTCATAATAAATTCCTACTCAATTAATGTAAGATAATTATAACAAATTCATGAATTAAAGTACATCAAAATAAAATAAATTTGATTGCTGCTATTAGCAATATTAAGAAGAAAAAGAATTTTAACCAAAAATATATGAGCAATGCTCTATAAGTATTGAGGATATTACACTCCTCAGGTGTTCTTTCTTCTGCTGGCTTAGCCTTAATAATTTTTATGATTACTTCTTGGAGAGTTGACATGTTACTTCCACCTTGTGCTGTCTTGGATTTCTTGCTCAGTAAATGCGCCGCCCGACTTATCTGGGTTAAGTTCCCAATTTGTGTCAGTTACCTTTTGTTCAACGCTTTGGATTTTACGTTTATTATACTCAAAGAAACCATTTAGGATATCTTCAATAGGCCAGCGACATTTAATAATTTGTCCTCTAGAATCAATAACTACAACAGCACATTGTGTGAGTTTTAAGTCTCCCATGGACTCGTTGTCTTTGAATCGGTCATAATCATCTAGATGATTATAATGTTCTTCTTCAATATAGAAGTTTTTATTGTTTCGTGTGATTTTCTTTATAGACATTATAATCCAATTCTTTCTACTTTCAGATTTTGTTTCATTACTTCTGCTCGGGCCCGACGTTTCTCATGAGCAATTTTCCAAGCATCTTCACTAAGAACACACCAATTAGTGAAATTATAAGATATGTCAGAATGCGCGATTCTTCCAAATTTGATAAAACCAGATTCATTCCACCGTCTGGCAATATCAAAATCTTCTTGATTCATTCTGCGCCCGTCGATTTTACCACCATAATCTACTTCAACAGTTTCAAGATATAAAAGAAGACTAATTTCAGCTCTTGTCATTTCCATTATTTCTTCTCCTCAAATCGGCTTGTTCTTAATGTTAAACTTTCAAGTATTCCTAAGGAAGAAACTTTCATATTCCTAGCAGCGAACCCAAACCCAGCATCCCAGTTATTCGGATGCCTCCACCTGAGCAAGTTCCAAGGTTTCATCTTTATACTGACTATCTGACAGTCACTAGTTACTATGACGGAAGGTCCGAGGAGTTTGTCAACTCGCTTTAACATTTCATCACCCCTCATGACTTCTTCCCATTCAGTGTGTGGGAGACGATGGCTCTTAAGTCTGCCTCCCAATGCTCTATCCGTCTAGACATTGGTGTTTCAGCACGGTAGTTATATCCTTTAAGAACACACCCAAAGACAATCTCTTCCAGCTCATCCCGCGTCATCGTCACCATATCGGTGGAGGCTTTGTTGGCTTTTTCCGCCCTGTAACGTAAGATGATAGAGTGAAGTATGTCTATATCTTCTGCTAGATAAGGTGGCTCTTCCCCATTTGAGTTATCCCATTGCTGGACGAGGGCGTTTGCTGCTTCTATAAGATGCTTATATTCATCCTGTGGTATCGTTACTGTATCGGTGGGACGCTTGAGAACTTCTAGTTTCCTGAGATAAGGCTCAGGTATTTTCCCTTTCAATGCTTCGATTGTTGCATCTATCCCTTGATTAAAGCTGGCGTCATCGCTGATGGGTTGGGTGAAAAGAATGCGCTTGCTATCCAAACTACTGCCATACTCGATTTTGCTAACATCCTTCCATTTCCCGGTAGGCATCCAAGTGTTAGAATCACGCACCCATACTTGATACACCGGCACACCCTGCTGCTGTGGGGCGGCTGCTAGCATGGCTTTGTAGTGGTCTCTTGATGAGAAAATATCATCCCAATTTTCTTTGAAGTATTTCTTACCTGCCTCAATCATTTCTTCCGTCGGCTCTACTGGCACTAACTGATTAGTTTGCAATGTCATGATTTACTGAATCCTTATTTATATACGATATGGAATTCTTTGTAGCTACCAATACCAGGTTCGCTGTAGAAAGCTGAATCATCAACTGGTTCCTTAATGAAACGAGAAGTTCCATCGTTCATTATCCAAAGGTAACCAAATGGAGCAGTTTTCTTTTTAGCTTCCTGCCAAGCCCACCAAGCGACATTTAGACTGTCTTCTACATATGAACCATCATCTTTCCTAGCCATCCATTCGTCTTTCGGTTTTGCGGCGCAGTCAGCAAATTGTTTGCTTGGATTAAATGATATAGAAGACATGAAGTACTTCATGTAAGCAGCTTCTTCAAACTCTTTTCTCATTTCAATATTTTCAGAACTCATATTATTTCAACCTTGAAGAAATTTTTCAAATTATTTAAAAATATTAAAATCTTGCTAGGCTTTGGAGGCCAGTAATCTATGCGAACAGTAATGGAACCATCATCGTTAAGATACACCTTCTTTACTGGGGCATCTGTTGTTCCAGTAATTCCGTTCTCAATACAATAGAATTCAGCGTTTATAACAGGAATACTCTTTTGTTGTTCTTCTTCTGTATTGACGATTTCTATTGCTGTATATAGAAGATTTTTCATCTCTTTTGGGATTTGTATTCCGTCATCAATTGCTTTGTTATGATGCCAAGCGAGAGAATCAATGACAGACTTCATAGATGGTAAATTACGTGACATTTTCTTCTTCCTTATTAAGTGACTTCATTTCAGAACTTTTTCCTGTTACGTGAGACAGAATCGACCGATGTTTGTTCAAGAAGCCTTTCTTTTTGAGCCGTTTCAAATACATGGCCACACTTACTACATTGAATAAAACAATGAACATCACGTCTATCAATGTACAATTCTTTACCAGCCATTTTTGGTTGAATTTCTGGTGTAACCTTTGATGCATGCCACCGACTGACAAAAAGAGTTTTATGTTTACAGAATAACTTAAGCATAGCTTGCATCCTTCTTTCGAGCATCTATCCCAGCTTTGTAATAAGCATAGGAAAGAGTATTTTTCATTGTAGAATCGAATTTGAACATGCCTTGATTTTTACCATCATAGCCTGCCCAGAAGAAAGTAGCGAATGTACTGCCAAGGTCCGGAGATTGACGTCGCTCTCCGTTTATGAAAAGATTCTGATGCTTAGTATCAAATGCAAACATACTTGCATTATACTCAGCTCGAAGTATTGAATTCTTGAATCGATTTGCCATAATATAATTCCTTCTTCACAATATGATTAATTATAAATTAAATAGATTTAAAAGTAAACCATTAAATTCCATATTTCATCATAAATGCGTCGTAGGCTACATCATGGCAAGGGTCATGTTTGACAACGATATTCTTATCAAAATTTGGAATATCGCAGTAAGAATAGTTGGAGGTGTCCTTCATCAGATCAATGAAGGTTCTAACATCACGGTACATGTACCATGGAGCCCACTTATCAACCTTAGCCGCTTCAGCTAAAGAATCTATTGCTAGGTTATCCAAGGCACCACGAATCCAGATGGTGTGGTTCTTCTTATAGTTAGAACGAAGGAGTTCTAATCCATATTCAACAGAAACATCGGAAATTCTTGGAATAAAACTTTTTGCTTTTACTTCAGAAGACTGTTGCATCCACCATTCTACGGTAGACTTTGTCTTAGTTCTACCAAGTTTTTGAATTTGTTCCATCACATCAAACTTAACAAATACTGTCTTTTCAAGAAGTTCTTCGTAAGTGAAGTCCTTATCGAAGTCAACCTCAAGGAGAGATGCTGATAAAACTACCGTATTGGATTCAATTCCAAGAGTCTCAATATCAAATAGAAAACTCATTTACGAACAGTCTTAGTATCAGTCATCGTGAAGTAGGCAACAGGCTCATTAACCCATCTTGATATAGATTCAATAATCAAAGTATGTTGACCTTTAGTGCCAATAACTTTTCCTCTGATTAAACCCTTCAAGTATGGTGGGTTGAATGCTACTTCATCACCTATTTTAATATCTTTTCCGAAAATATCTTTCATTTTGCTAAACTATACCTATCTATAATTTGTTTCAACTCTTGTCTATGCCAATATTCAGGATTTTTAACTTCATTTCCTGTTTCATCTTCTACGAAGTTATACACATTATATGGTAGAATGATTCCACAGCACGTTACTGCACCATTCAGTGAAATTGAGTCCTCACGGAAGATAGCCCTAGGATATCTATTTTCAATATCAATAGAAACCAATTCATTGTATATGTTTTCAACAGACTCTGAATTTCCACCATTAAGGACTATTATTGTCTTATGGTCTCTTGCCCATTTTTCCAGAGTGAATCGTAAATCATAAATTGAGCGTTGGGCCTTGGTGTTCAAGTACATTTCAGCCAAGACATGAGCAGACTGAATTCCTTGCTGAATTGAGCTCAAGTAATAATTACAAAAGAAGTATGCTCTCATCGTTCGTCCGATGTATAATATTTTCCGGATGAATGGGAACCAGTTTCAGAAATACCAATTCCGCTAATTCCAATATATTCGATACCTGTTTTTGTGTCAGTAATCAAATAAATTCCTCTTCTTCCTCCATAGGCTAGATTGTCTCTAACAGAATTAATTCTTTCAACAATAATTCTATTATTCGATAATCCAACTGTTTGTTCAGTTTTCATGTCATCGGCCACTTTGACTCCGCAACCAAACAGAAACAAACTGGTAATTAAAACTAACAACTTCTTCATGACAAAAGTCCTTTCTTTTCTTCAGGGTAAATAATGATAATTGGCTTCTTTTTCTTACGAGCGTATCTTACGGTAGCCCAAGTTCCACTTCTGATAACTTCTTCCATTTCCTTTGGTGTAGCTATAAGAACATCACAAGCATCTACGATATCTCTATTTCTTGATAGATATGGTTTCCTTGGCAATTCTTCATGGTTACCATAAATTTTAGCTTCAGCTACAGTGTTTATAGGAGGATGGATGATTATCTTACAATCTTTCCGAAAAGCAGAAATAATTCCATGAGCCTCAGCATCAGCACCAATACATTTCCCATGATGGAATTGATGCATCTCAATATCTTTAATTAATCGAATGAATTCCTTTGCTTGTTTAGGATTCATTCCATTCTTGGTTCCAGTAAAACCAACTGAATATGACTTCATTAATAAACTTCTTCATATGTTACATCATCAAATCCAAGATATTTGAATAACTCAACCATCTCAGATTTATTATCTTCATGATGATATCTAAATCTCTTATCATCAACTACTATAGATAAACAGTCACATTCTTCTTGAACAATTATTTTCATTAGTAGAGATTCTCTGAAAACAAACCTTCTCCATCAGGACCGTCTGCTCCAACTCTTCGAAAGATTTGATTGTTCTTCTCAGCTACAAACCAAGCTTCCATACGGGTAAGGAAATTTCCTTGGTCATCAACGAAACCTTGAACTACATTAGCCCCGGAAAATTTAATTCCTCTTTCATCAAGAAGTTCCATTTGAGTTCGCATCATTGGGTCATAGTGTCTCTTACCAAGAACTACGATGTTACCACATTTACAAGCTGCACAGACTATCATGCTAGTTTATAGATTCTCTTAAGGAAAAGATTTGATTTTACAATAGTATCAATATACTTACCTTCTCCAAGGGAACTGTTCCATTTCCAAACTTGGGCAGGCCATTCAATCTTCACTGACTCAACTTCACCCTTTTCGTTGTAATTGGCTCCAAGATATGTTGCTTCTCTTGTACTGACGTAATGACCATATCCAGAAGCGATAGCCATTACTTTATCACCAACGTTAATTGTTTGATTGAACTTATTAACGAAAGATACAGCTTTAAAAGTGCTAGACATTATTCATCCTTTTTGCTATTTGCTTCAAAATAAGGTATCCAAGAAGGTCGTTCTCAACATCCTCGTCTTCATCAGCTTGTTGATTTCTAATTCTTGAAAGTTTGTCGTCGATTCTGACGTTGATTTGAGCGAGAGCGTCCTGCTTCGCGAAGATTTGAATCGGAGCGATTGCTGAATTGCCATACTTACGATTCTTGCTTTTCAGCAAGTCTCCGATTTCAGTTAGTATTGTGTTAAGGTGGGTTTCAAATTCTGACATTAATACTCTGTTCTTTTGTGTTTGATTAAATTACATGTGTAGCATGTTCGGTACTGGACCACATATTTTCCAATAGTCTTGTGTCCATCTCTTATATCTCCAGCGCCATGCAGATGCCATGGACCCCAATTGTGGAAAATATGTGGAAATTTTAATTTCATGCTATCAATTCTTCTACATTGTTAACATGAAATTCTTTTTCAGACGGGACTTCAAGTTGCTTTGCACCAATTAGATGCCGAGCAAGCTTATCCCTCATCATTGTTGGAATGTCTTCATATGGGGCTTCAAGAATGAATGGACAACCAGGAGAACCCCATTCTTGTGATTCAAAGAATCTCCTTGCGAGAAACTTATGAACAGGGTTGGCAGGATTGAATTCGTTCTTTTGTTTTCCTACAAGCATAATATAACTCCAATAATATAAGGAAATAATATTGTAAATTTATTTCAATAAAAAGTAAACTATTTTAACAAATAATATCTGGTCTTTTGTAATTAGGAGGAATAGACCATTTACCAGGATGGTCAGGATTCGAATTATCCCAAGGTTCGAATGGACGAGTAATCGGGTCTCCAGTTCTTCCAGAATCCCTAATAATTCTGATTAATTCTTCAAGGTATGATGGAACCTCAGGTACTGGATTATCAACAAATGGACCATTATCTTTTGGATGTGTTATAGGTGATTCAATAAAAACTAAATCAAGATGTCTCTTAATCATTTCTAATGTTTCTTGTGTTGCACCTTCTCTATGGTCAATTGTTTGGTTAAGTTCAAACCAACCTTGTAACCAATAGCAAAAATTTTCTGGCGTCATGCTACTATCTTTTCCTTTCTATATTCAATTAATAATGGCTGATTCAAGGCGTCGTCATCATCAGACATTAAAATCAACCATGGGATATTGCTAATGTATTCTCTCTTATTTGCAAGAATTTCTCTTAAGGATTTGAATACAACTTCTTCATCAGTAGCTGAATAAATTGCAGATTCATCACTACTAAGAGTTAGAAATACATAAACTTTAAAATCTGGTCCTTGCATGGAACAGAAGTGTTTCCATTGCCAAAATTCAGTTTTCATTCCAGCTTCTTCTCGGAATTCACGAATCATAGCATCAATAGGTATTTCATTTTCTTCTATCTTACCACCAACTCCATTGATAAGACCTTTTTGCCATTCAGGTTTGTTCTTACGAATAAGAGCATATCTATTTGTGTTCTGGTCGTAAGCAAATCCTAATACATATTCTTTCATTCTTCAATTATCCATTCATTTAATTCTTCACACCAAACAGCCTCTTTCCTAGCAATCATATAGCTTAGTTTCTCATTAGACATAGGAATGACGTTATCATTCTCATCTATTCCATGAGAAACTAAAACGTCGGTGCGACCAGTATGTTCGTCTGTTTCTTTGACAGTTACTATGACAATCAAGACCAGGACCTTGACTTCTCTTGAACCCACTCTGTATG